GCAGATGAAGCACCATAGTCACCAGTGGCAGATGAAGCACCACAGTTACCAGTGGCAGATGAAGCACCCTTGTAACCAGTGGCAGATGAAGCACCATAGTCACCAGTGGCAGATGAAGCACCATAGTCACCAGTGGCAGATGAAGCACCACAGTTACCAGTGGCAGATGAAGCACCCTTGTAACCAGTGGCAGATGAAGCACCATAGTCACCAGTGGCAGATGAAGCACCACAGTTACCAGTGCTATCCACCTCTTTATTCGTTCTTTTCATGGTGTACTCAATAGCAGCTTTCACAAGACCGGCAATGCTTATTGACGCACCTATTTTTATTCTTGTCGACGCAACCTTACTGTCGTTATTTTCTACCGATAATTCTCCGCTCTGTTCTACTTCATGATATACACTCTCGTTTGGACTATAATAACTCAACACATCAAGCGGATATTCACAGGCATGGAAACCACATTCACATGCTTCTGCTTTGTCTGTTTCGTATTCCTTTCCTTCTTCGTACTGGAAACCTTTACATGTCATATCTTTATTAAATCCCTTGTACGATTTAATAGTTTCTTCCATCTAAGCATCATCCTTTCTTTTTGCTCTTAATAACAGTTTGTATGGGAATTTCAATACAATTCCCCCTGTCTATTTTCAATTTATCAATGCTACCAAGCAAAGCGCAGCATAACATATACATATCCCTGCCAATATGGAACAGAAAAAACGCATTATTGTTCCTTCTGCTATGATGGCATTCAAAAGATTTGCAAAGAAAAGAAAAATATATATGATTAGCGTTATTACATTCTTCTCCATCATGAAACCTCGCTTTCTGTCATAATTTCATTGAAAGATGAAATTGAAACTTCGTATGCAGTGCGTATTTCAAATGTCCCGTCATCAAGTCGTTTTGCATATTCACGACTTTGAATACGACCATTAACCTTTATCAATGTTCCTTTTTCTAATTTACTGATTGCCGTAGCGTACCTGTTCCATGCGATACATGGTATGTAGTCTGCCTTACCATAGTAGTTTCTGTTGATTGCCAACATGTAATCAATAATAGTTCTGTCCTTTGTTCTTCTTATTTCTTTTTTCCGGCACAAAAATCCTGTTGCCGTAAAACAATTTATCTCTTTATTCTTTTTAACGTACGTCAATTCTTTCGCAAATACGTACATCATACAATGTTTATTGTTTGGATTTCTAAAAGAACGGAAATCTCCGTATATTCTCATGTAGTAACCTTGTCGGTCGTCTATTTCATCTAATAGATACCCGGATGCGATAACCGGTATAGAATCAAAAACACCGCTTTTTCTTCTTACGACTAAGTCGAATGTATAAAACTTTTCCCCTCTATATTCATGTGAATATGTGAATCGGCTCACAATTTCCCCACATAATTCGACATGGTTGTTCCCATTATTCATTAGTTTTTCTCCTTATCATCCTCTCCATTATCTTTATCTTTCGTAATGTTATGGAGCGTCGTGCTGACAACCATCAATACAAACTCTATTGCCAGTGTCACGATAACTCCGCAGATAAACGGATTGATATACATTATCTATCTCCTTTCTACGCCAAGCAGAAATACTCGCCGTCAATTACTTTGTAAATCTTCTTTCCCTGTTTAAACATGGACTGAAAAACAAGGTTGTTTGGCAAGTCATCCACTCCATTAACCAATAGGTCATTTGCAATCTCATAACATCTTTCAGACGGTTTCACAGAAGAAAGTCTGCTCGCTGTGGAATACTGCCCCTTTTGGTAGATAACCCCTTGAATCGTGTTGGGATAGCTTTTCGCCTTTACCCTTTTCAAGACTACCGCCCCAGTAAGATACAGTGTTTCATCATGCTTTGCGCTGCCGTTTTCTGCCATGATTAGTTTTGCAAGCAATTCCAAATTTGACCTGTTATACAGTTTCGTAGGAACTTTTACTCCACCCTCTTTCAACTCTTCTTTAGAAAGAGCAATCTTTGGTACGGTTTTTGCTTCTGCCGTCTGTTCATCCTCAAAGCAATTTAAGAGGATTGTGAACATATTCCATGTATGGGCATGTTTACCGCCAGTGTTGTTCAAATCCATATCAATTACGGAAACGATTCCCCATATGAAAATTGTTATACACACGACATTACATAGCTTTCCCAAACGCCGTTTCATTTTCCCCTATTCCCCCTTTTCTCTCCTGTCCTCTCTCCCTGTCAGTATGCGTATCACATCATTATTGTCTGGGAACTCGCAATGCTCCAAATATTCCACCGCACACCACAATCTTGTTATCCCTGCCACCATGTGCCGATATTCGTTAATCGGTATTGAAATCATTTCTTTCTCCATAATTGTCATATCCTTTCTTATTACAACATAATCTGTGAATTTTCCGCTTGTATCTCATTCTTTAGGCACAACGGCAGTTCATAGCCGTTGATAATCTCAATAGCCTTGTCCGTTTGGTTACGGTGCAGTGCCTTGTATGTTGAGATTCCAAACTCACGCCTTAACTGGCTTTCCAAATCACGATAAACTCTTCCACGCAGACTTGCGTTCCTGTAGGCGTTTGATTCTTTCCCATTTAATAAGGAAACAACTTTTTTGTTCTTTGCCACTGTGATTCTCTGACATTCAAGTGCCAGTAACGGCATTTCCTGTTTAAATGTCTGCAAATCTTTGTTCACATCATCAATTTTCTGCTCCAGTTCCATGTGACCTTGTGCAAGCAACTGTATTTGTCCTGCCGTTGTCTGCGGAACTGAATATGTGCCTGTCTTTCTGATTGATGGGAGAACTTCGGATGTTATCCATTTACGGAACTTTTTAGCACTTTTCTTATCACTTCTAAGAATTACCGCATATAGTCCGCTCTCTGTAACAAAGTTTGTTTCTCCACTTTTACTGCCTAAGTCTAACTTAGTCACTTCATCATCTTCTAATCTTGACGCTACCATTGTTGGGTTCTTCATCCCTAATGCCTTACAAATGTCTAACAGGCAAAACATTGGTTCGCCGTCAATAGTTACCGTTCTAATCTCTCCGAACTCGTCATTGTTAAAAATCTGTAATCTGTTCATTCAATCTCCTTTCTGTGTTATAATCCCATTATCAAATAATAAAGGGGGTGTCTTGATGGAACGTGAACAAATTGCTCACGATTTAGCTGTTGCTAAGTTATATGGTTCTGACAAACAGACAAAAGAACTTATTGACCAGTACCGCAAATACTACAATGAGATTTTATCTGTCTTAAAATCTGAACCAAAAGAGAACGGAAAAGTTACTATTATGCGTTCTCCTTTTTAGAAGTTGACTTAGTTCAATACCTCTACAACTTTCGCAAGGGCATTTAAGACGTTTGTTTCAAGTTTAATCTGCTTGTCCAACTCTTGATTGCCTTTGCGATATTCTTTGACATCTTCTGCAAGGTGCAATGCTACAATATTGGTAAGTTCCTTTATGGAATATGTTTCAGACGTTTCTTCGTCAATCATATTGTATTTATCACCTACTCTTAATACATTCATGTTTCCGTTTCCTTTCTTTCCTTTATAATAGGAAGTAATCGACTATTTTATAGACCGGAATATCATCTTTTCCTTGACTTATGGCGGTCTTAAAATATTCAGACACCTCACAATCTTCCGAAAGTATCAAATTCCGATAAAACGCTGTTTCACTTTCGATTGATTTTCCCATGTCTTTTTCATATGCAATCACTTTACTTGTTGCCTTTTTCCCTTTGTGTAATACATATGGGTCTTTCGTGTTGTAGCCGTATTCTTCCTTATATGTCAATAAACGTAATATCCATTCACCCTCTATGCCACTTCTTGTTAGGTGTGAATTATATTCTATTTTCTTCACAAAGAAAGAATTTCTTCCATATGTATTAAAGTCACTTTGTAACAGTTTGTTTTCGTGTTTATTGCTTTCCAGTACCGCAAAGTGATTTCTAAGTCTTTCTCGCAGTTTGCAACTCCTACCTACATATATTCGCTTGCTAACCCTGTTTACTAGAAAATAAACACATTCATTCCTGTTCCACATAAATTATTCCAACCATTTCTTGCTTTGCATAATCCTTATTCATCATCCAAAAATGCAGTAACATCAACTTCAAGATATTCTGCTATCTTAATAAGTTTGTCCGCTTTAGGTTTACTCTTTCCATGTTTCCAATCAGACAACGTCATAGGAGAAAAACCTAAGTCGATTGCGACACGATACGGCGTGATATTTCTTTCTGAAATCAATTTTTCAAATTCAGAATATGATTTTCGGTACTTAATATCCTTTTCCGCCAAAATTTTACCCCCTTTCTTAAAAAAAAGTATTGATATTATTAAGGAAATCCGTTATAATCTATTTACCACAACAGATTAAAACTAACTTATTTTAAGGTTTTCCTTAATTTAGGTCTAGTATACTACGGTCTGGCATAATCGTCAAGTATTTTTTAAGGTTTTCCATAATTTTTTAGGAGTGATTTTATGTACGAGACTTATAAAGCATTATTAGACAAGCACAATTTGAAAAATTCAGACATAGCCAAAGCAACTGGAATTTCCAATATGACACTGTCTGATTGGAAACGTGGAAAGACGCACCCAAAGACAAGCACATTACAAAAGATAGCTGATTATTTCCATGTCAGCGTTGACTACCTATTGTACGGCGAAGAATTTTCAGACGAAAACGCAAAACTGACAAGTTTAATCAGAAATGACACAGAACTTTCAAAGGCACTGTCAAAGTATGCGAAAATGACGGATGACAAGAAGAAACTTGTTGTGAAGTATATCAATATGTTGGATGAGGTGTGATTATGACAAGTGATAAAGTATTGAAATCTATCGCAAAGAACAGAAAACCAGATAACAGCGTTGATTATAGGGATGTCGAGAATGAACTAAAAATGAGTGACACATCTCTCACACCGTTTCTTAAAGAATTATCGACAAAAGGATATATCACTCAATTCTTGGGTCAGATAGAAATAACCGACTTAGGACTTTCGGCGTCCAAAAAGGCGTCTTTTCCGTTTCGGCTGTTCCATAATTCTCCCAAATTTCTTCTGAATGTAATCATTGATGTCGCTGTCGGTTTGCTCGTCGCTTTCCTTGTCTATCATTTCGGATGGCAGTAAACCAATAACCTTTAGTACCAAAAGGGTATCAAAGATTGCGTCGCTTTTTCTTTGTCCAGAAGCAGTAAGCATGCTTAATAACCACAAATCATTGAACTGCTTGTCAGACAAGTGTATTCCAACGTATTCAAGACCATCTTTGCTTGTGTCAATTCTGTAACTATTCATTCATATACCCTCATAACGATATCTTTTACTATAAGATAAATATACCGCAAAATAGCCTTATCGTCAATTGTTTTCAACATTACCGTAATCATTTCCCTATAGTTTTCTGCTTTCATTCTCCCTATCTCCTAACATCATCAAATTTGTTTTTGCTAAACATCCGTTTGTATTCCCTGTACCCCGACACGATACGTCTATTATACAGTTTTTTCAATAAAGTCCAAAATTTCATTGCTAAATCCCCCTATAAATGCTAAAATTGTAACTGTTGTGGGGATGCGAATTGCGGACACACCCCCACTGGTCAGAACTTGAATTGCCCCTCTGCATGGGGCATTTTCATTTTATTATAAGGGGGAGAAAATAGAAACATGATAGAAAGATATAGATTAAGGGAATTGTCAAGGGAATTATCTGCTGACAGATACGACTATATGACGGCTTTCCGAAAAAACGTGAATCTGTATTTGTCTGAAAAAGAATTGACCATACGTGAACTGGCGGAAATCGCTGACCTGCCGATTGAAACGCTGAAAAGTTTCCTGCATATGGGTACAAGGGATTGCAAGGTGTCTACTGCCGTTAAACTGGCAAGGGCGCTAGAAATAAGCGTGGATGAGTTAATCGGTGCGGAAACGCTTGAATTTGACTTTAAGCACAACTGCGCCATCTGTCGGAACATCCCCGACAATGCCATGTATCTGATTAACTGGATAATCAGAAATCAAGAAAAGATGTACCAAAATGCCGAAAAAGGGAAAAGGGTTATAAGCGTCATGCGTCCAACGGTGGATAATAACGGAAACCTCAAACCGAACTACGATTTTGAAGATTTAGATATAAGCAGTACAAAAGATGATATCAAGTATAAGACATTTTTAGGAATACAGTTACCCGATGACCGATATATGCCATATTACACGCCGTATGATATTTTGCTTGTGGCAAATGACCGTGAACCTAAAATCAACGAACACTGCGTGATTATCTGCGGTGGCAATATGTTTCTTGCAAGGAAAGAAAACGGAAAATACTACTCCATTCGTGACGGTAAATTCCGTGCAAATGAAGATGAAAAAGATGATTTTGTCGGATATATCACAAGTGCTGGGAAAGGAATTTAGGTAGGGTTATTCAACCCTACCTTTCCCATTTACTTACTCCTTATTTTCTTCCAGTTCATCCAGTGCTTTTTGCACCTTGCTTCGCCATAACGACGGTACATCGTCAATGGTCATAAGACCATCATTAATTCGTCTCACATAGATAGATACCATATTTACACCTCGCTTTCTTTTTCTGCTAAATTTGACACGATTTCTGCCAATTCACACAATGCGTCATTTTGCTCGCTGATTAAATCTGCCAGTTCAACCGTGCCAGATTCGTCCTCTGTGATTTTGTCTGCATTTTCTTGATGCTTCTGTATTGTAAAATTATCAAGTTGTCTGCCGATTTCATTGACTTTTTGCGATACGGCATTGATAGATTGAAAAATTTGTGTTGTTACATCCATTTAAATTTACCTCCTGTTTTAGTAATTACAAGCAGAACGCAGGGCAGATACCATAGGTTTTATTCGGTACGGTAGTTACCGCCGTACCAGAAGTACTTACATAATAAACATACGACCGACCCGATAAATATCCTTGTGACCACCATGCTACGGCACTTCCTGTACTTGTAGCATTACCGGCGTACTTAATTCGATTACTGCTTGTGTTATAATAGGCATAGCACGAACTACCAAAAATATCAATGTAATCTGCGATAAAACAATAATCAGAAACACTAGTGGTATCCATATATGGGGTCCAAGTCACTGGTCTAACCAAACCTTTAAGATAGCTCGGTAGTGCTGATTTAAATACGTTATTACACCAAGTGCGTCTTTCGCTCGTTTCCCAATAAAGATTGTATACAGTAGTATTACCGCTAGTTGTACTATTCAAGGTCATATACCCAGTCTCGGCTGTTGTTCCATTAGATAATACATTTTTAAGCTGTACCGTGATAAGTGCTTTTGTCTTGCCACCATTCGCATCGGTCAGTGTATCTTTGTCAAAATCCAAGATAACCAACTGCTGTGTCTGCGCTACATGGGATTCTCCTACTCCAGTCGCTGACATCGCAGACAGTGATATGGTTCTTGCATCGCCCACACTCCATACGGACTTCACGTCATCCAAAGTAATCATGCCGTTATAGTAGGCATTTATCATTCTGGCAATCTGGCTGTCCGTTGCAGTTGACCATGGCACTAAGTATCCGCTAAATATATCCACGCTCGTAAGCACTGTTGAGCCAGATTTTAGGCTTAATGTACTGCCATCCAGTGACATTGTGGTTGCGTAATTACTGTGGGTATGTGATGACTTCGCCGCACCTATGTTGTCTGGGGTACAGTATTCCTTGTAGTTTGTTTCATCTAATAATCTAGACCAGCTATACCAATCATCACCAACATCTCTTAATGCACGATACCACATTCCACCGCCAGCTTTATCCCAACGGACATCTATTTCTGCTGAGCCTGTATTACCCATACCAAACCCAATTACAGCACCATATGGTGTTGGTGCATTTGTTCCAGTATACGTTCTGTATGAATATACTCCTCTATATAAAGTATTTCTTCCTGTTAATGGGTCAGCAGTACCTATTGGAGATATATGGTCGATTATATCACCGTAGTTCCCCTCGTCTAACACTCGTTTCCAGGATACCCATGTGCCGTTATTTCTTCCTCTAACTGCAATCGAACCAGACCGATAATCTCCATATATCATGTGTGCCCATGATGAAGAATAAACTTGCTTGTAAAGAGCACCATCCGTGATATCTGTTGTCAGTGCAGTACCAGTATACCCTTGTACATAGCCAATGGCATTAGCGGTCAAAGTATCCTGCCCTACATTTGCCGTAGATGTATTAGTAAAATATGAAAGACCAGATGCTGTATCTGCCACAGCTACTCTACCGTTCAGCGTACTAGTGAGATATCCAGTTGGTAATTCCGTTACATCTTCATTCTCCCAAGTCCATGATATACTGTTATATGCCTTAGAACCGAATGTAAAATCTGTGATAGTAATATCATCATATGTACCCTGTTTCTTAACATAAAGTGTCCATGTACCTGTGTCAGATTTGTAATAGTATAGAGGCCATCCGTTTACTAACCAGTGATAACATCCAGCCACCGAAGGGTCTGTACTAGTATTTCCTGCAAATATTATGCTATAATTAATTTTTAAGCCAATACCTCTATGGGTCACAGCAAACATGATTGGTCTGTCTGCATAACTGCCTGTGATTTTCAGCGTAGCTATTTTCTTATAATAGCCATCGGTGTAATTGGTATATCCAAATTCTTTATTGACGATATCCTTATTCATGTAAATTCTGCCAGACACGTATCCACCAGATAACGGCAAATATGTACTTGCGATGTTATTTCCATTGCCATCTTGCGTTGCTTTGGTTGCTGTGGCGACACTATCACTCGCCGTAATATATCCACTGTCATTTGTCAATGCAGACACCTTTGTCGGTATATCATCCGTAACAGCAATAGTCCCCGACTTGCTAGGAAGTGTAAGCTGATTTTTATTATACGTAGTTTCATTACAAATACTTTGACAATTTAAAATCCTGTGAATGTATCCATAATGCCATTTGTACGACGCTGACCCAAAGTCTATGTTACTAGATGTTTTAGGTGCTAACGCACCAGTAATTGAACTTGAACCCGACAAGGGTATAGCACCAACATTGTCACACGTGATGTTCACATTCCCCCTGCGATAGCTTGTCTCTGAATCTCCCTTTACTCCTGTCACTGGCGTTCCTGCAAGGCAATCCCAGTATCCGTCTGCCGTATAATAGACGTTCGTTCCCATCGGGTATTCGATACCGCCGCCATCTTTAAAATTGTCATCCGATGTGAAATCATCCGATATGTTATACATATAACCCGAAACTTTAGGAGACGTGTTCAGCTCGGCATAAGTTATCGTACCCATAGGTAGAAGTGTTCCATTTAGCCCCTCTGATATACTTTTGGTCTGCTCATAATATTTCTTTGCGTCCTCGGAATATCCCTTTGATTCTGTGACGGCGGTATCCAGGTCGGTTGCATATCCGCTTGCACTTTCTGCGGATTGCAGTGCTTCTGATGCTTTCGCTGTTGCTGTATTAGCGGAATTGGATGCGCTTTCTGCACTTGCCTTAGCGTTTGTTTCGCTTGCACTTGCCGATTCCGCACTCTCACTTGCCGTAGATGCACTTTTTGACGCACTTGATTCACTCGCACTTGCCGATTCTGCGCTTGCTTTAGCGTTCGCTTCACTTGTTGATGCGCTTTCCGCTTTTTCCGTAGCAGTTTCTTCCGATTTCTTTGCCGATTCTGCGCTTGCACTTGCGTTCTTCTCACTCGTCGATGCACTTTCTGCACTGGCTTTAGCGTTCGCTTCACTTGTTGATGCGCTTTCCGCTTTTTCCGTAGCAGTTTCTTCCGATTTCTTTGCCGATTCTGCACTGTCACTTGCGTTCTTCTCACTCGTCGATGCGCTTTCTGCACTTGCTTTAGCGTTCTCTTCACTCGTCGATGCTGATTGCGCACTTGAAACGGATGTTTCTTTTGCTTCTTTCGCCACATCACTGTAATACTTTGAATTGTCAGTATCTTCGCTTTCTCTTATGCCACTTCCGCCAACCGCATAACTCTGTGCCAATTTTGCGTCAAAAGAAGCATCCGTAGCTGAATCTGCCGCGTTTGATGCGCTATTTTCCGCCGCTTGTGCATTGGATATGATTTGCGCCAAGTAATTTGGCTGTAAATACTCATCCGTAATGCTGTTCTTCTTTAACTCTGCCTTTATGTGATGCCCGTTTTCATCAACATCATCCGAAAGCGCTACAGTATCGGAATCTTCATATACGTATGTCGGTATCATTTTCCCAATATCTGCTGTCCATTCTGTTCCATCCTCTGTTTTCATGGTTATAACGCCATTTTCATCCATAGAAAATGACACTGGTATCTTCTCTATATTGAAATCAATCTGAAACTCCGTTCCATCATAGAACTTCATTTTGAATATGCCAGTGTCGGAATCCCATGTTGGCGTTTCGGAAAATAATTTCCCTGCGCTGTCCTTGTCCAGTTTTCCAGTCGAAAATTCATCATATGCAGTATTCAAATTTCCCGCAATTTCATAAATAGCTGAATCCATGCGGTTTAGATTTGTCTTTCCAAGCGGAGTTGTAAGTGATTCTGACTTATTCAGCCAGTTTACCCTACTGTATACAAATTTTGTAAATGACATAGCCTATTCTCCAATCTTTAGTTTTCACTGGTTTTGCTTTCTTCCAATTCTTTATATACAAATTCCTCAAATGCCGCAAAATCTTTCAGCACGTCATCCTTGTTGCTATCAAACATTTCGGAATTTTGGATTGCCTTGTTGATACTCAAATTTCCGTCTGTCTGTATACTGGCGTTCATGTATGCCACCTGCACATCCTTTTCGCCGTCGTTAATTACGCTTGCACCGTTGATTGTGATTGATTTGTTTAATACTACCATTTTAAAGCCCTCCTGCTTGTGATAATTTTGTTTTTATGATTGATAATTCGCCTTGAAGCGATAATATCTCTGTTTTCTGCTGTTCTATTTGGTTCTTCTGCATTTGTATCAATGCCAACATTGGCGGTATGATATAGCGTTCGCTCCAATTCTCCACTAAACCGCTATCCCGATATTCCGTTGCTATCGGATATACCTCGTTCACTTCTTCCGCAATGAAACCACATACATATTTGTTGTACCGTTTGTCGTTGTTATCCAAATATCCTGCGTTGTACATATACTGCCTTACTGGTAAGTTGTACAGTTTTTCTGGGTTCAAATCTGAATTGCATATGTCGGATATACTGTTCTTATACCGCCTTGATGATGAAGCAATCCGCATTAACTTTCCACTTTCATCATTACAACGCACATTTGCCGTATTGGAAGTAGCAGTATTGTCTCGGATTGATGGAGACAATACCGCATCCTTAGCATCTCCAAGAATAATTTGCCCAGCGTTAGCCGTAGTCAAATTCAATTTACCATATGGCTCTAACGTGAGATTTTCGTCACTTTTACAAGTTATAATTGACGTTGTTATACTTTGGTCTTTTATAATCGTTCGTTTATTTGATGATGTAAAGCCTTCCGATGATAATGTAAATCCTGCTATCGTTCCGCTGTCTGTTGTTACACTTCCGCCGTTGAACGTTTGTCCGCTTATTGTTCCACCGCTTAATCTATTACAGTTTATATATCCTGTTGTAATATTCGCTCCATTGATGGTTGTGCTTCCGCTTGTTGACAAGTCACTGAATTTCACAAGTCCTGTCATCTGAATCGTTCCGCTTGTTGAAGTGGTAGTTCCATCTTCTTTTTTTGTAGTAATTGTAATTCCCGATGTTGTAGAACCATTATCCACAGTTAGTTCAATACTGCTTGCTGTCTGCTTGATTCTCGATGATAAGTCACTATAACTTGAACTTGCATCCGTTTTTGTCTCGTATTTACCAGAAACCTCTGATGTGATGTCCGTTGCTGTCTGCGTTATCTTCGATGATAATTCATTGTAGCTTGAACTTGCATCTGTTTTTGTCTCGTATTTACCAGAAATCTCGGATGTAATGCTCTCTGCTGTCTGCGTTATCTTTGATGATAATTCATTGTGGCTTGAATTTGCATCTGTTTTAGTCTCATATGTCTTTGAAACATTGGATGTGATGTCAATCTCTGTCTGATTTATCCTTGAAGATAAATAAATGTAATCATCATTTGCATCTGTTTTAGTCTCATATGTCTTTGAAACCTCGGATGTGATGCTCTCTGCTGTCTGCGTTATTTTTGATGATAAGTTTTCGTAGTTTTCATTTGCATCTGTTTTAGTCTCATATGTCTTTGAAACCTCGGATGTGATGCTCTCTGCTGTCTGCGTTATTTTTGATGATAAAGTTTCCTCTGTTTCTGTTATTTGACCATCTAGCACTTTCTCTGCCGTTGTTGCCCTTGTAACCTCTGATTCAATACTATCATCCAGTTTTTCTAAACGAACTGTTGTAGTGGTATTATTTTCCTCTATGGTCTCATTTATATCTTCTATTGTATCCGATATGTCATTTACATCATCCTCAAGACTGTTCACCTTATCTTCAAGGCTTGTCTCATTTGCTCTTATCTCATTTCCTTTTGTTTCATATGTATCTTTTAGTCCTTGTATTCCACTAAGTGTCCTTGAAAGTATGATTGATTCTACAGTGTCCGTCCTCTTAATAAGCAAATATGTATCTCCGCATTCCATATACGGAAGTCCTTGAAGTTCTGTTGTGTTTGGTCTGTACGTACCACCCCTTATTCTATCAAAAATCAACTGACCAATTTCCATTAATTCACTTTCTTCTTTTCCGTAGAGCAGTGTGCTATTACTGATAATATATGGATTTGTTGTGTCATCACCAATCTGTGCAAGCACACTTTCCGTCTGTATATACAGGCACGTTATTTCTCTTGTCATATATTCTTCATATGTTGTTGAGATATAATCTGCACCAGTATCTTCGCTATCACCCAAATATGCAAATGGCTCTTCCGGATATAAAGTTTCTTCCGGGTACAAAGTTTCTTCCGGAAATAATGGAGATGTTTTCAAGTTTATGACTTCAAAGATGCCATTTCGATTTATTCTTCCAAATCCACCATTTAACTCACACATGGATTTTAACAGTTCTGTTCCTGTTATGTTACCTTTGTCGTATGTCTTTTCGCTTGTAATAACAACATTATCATTGATTAGCGATTGTCTTTTGTACGGTATATTAAAATACGAAAGTAATGATTCTCTTGCTTCTTTTACTGTGTGACTTTCCGAAAAGAAATCATTGTACCAGTCAGATGCATCTGCGGATGCATCATACAGAAAATCATAGGCGGTCACTTTCTTATAGTCGTTATCATCAACTCTTTTTGCTGAATCCACACGAAATGTTCCGATTGGAATTGATAAATCGCACGTACTTCCATCATCCGAACGGTTCACTTGTAGCTCTGCTGTAAATTCAAGTCCGCTTAGGTCATTTTCTATAATCTCTGAAACTTCAAACTCAATGGATGAAGCATTGCAACCGCCATACGTCAAATCTTCATCCTCGCATATTGATTCTTTCAATTCTACCGATTCTTGATGAATGGTTTCGTTTGTGATTTCAAGTCCTATGTCTGGAAATTTAAATACATAATCAAAAAAATTGCCAGTATTCCAAAACAATGCTTTCTGTTCATCCGTAAGGGAAATCATTTTGGCATCACCACACTTTCTTACTAATATTCTATAAATTCCATACTGATAGGCTGATATGTCGGCTCTCCGTTATATGTACCGCCATATGGGAAATCAACATCCGGCACATAAAAAAAACCGAACGCATAATCATCCGTCCAGTCATCATAGTAACGTATTCGTATCTTTTTCTCTGGAATTTCCGCACAATCTTTCTGTTTCATCCCATTCATGAGTATCTTTACGAATTTCTTCTTTTTGGAATACGTCATGTATGGTGTGCTGAATGTTATACCGGAACGTGTATGTTTCAATACATTTCTTTTCAGTTTTCCGTTTGCGTTCACGTAAGAATCTAAGTCCTGTGCCCTGTCCGGTGTTGAAGTGTAATTATCTGCAGCTATATATTCATCTATCTTTGTATATGAATAATTTCCACCGGAATATCCTGTTGCGATTGCACAAACGCCTTTGCTTTTTTCAAATGCCATATTCCACCTCTTTCCTAAAAATGTTTACAAAAAAGACACCTACCTAAGCAAGTGTCTTGATTATTTATATTAAATTAAAAGAGAGTGCCGAAACACTCTCTTGATTTTACCATAGATTATGATTTACTTTAGTTTAACTTTTATTGTCTTTGTATTCCAGCTTTTGAAATAATCTTCTTTTGGACGTATCTCCAATGAAAATTCAATCTTTTTGATTTTCTTTATTGCGTTATCGGAAAGAAATGTTTCACTTGGACTAACCTTTATTTCTGTCCTACTCTTGTTAAAAACAATTACGCTAACCAAATCAAAGTCAAGTTCTGATGACGTATAATCATTTATTGATAAATTATTAATATCTGTATCGAAGTAACTGCCGGTATTGTTTATTATAACAAATTTATAATCTCCATCTTCTTCCCCTACGTATTGAACAGAAATTCCATCCTTTTTATATATTGTTTCATTACTTTTATATTTTATATTGCCATCATATAAACTTGTTTTCAGCCTTATTACTCCAGTATCAAATGATTTAAAAGACTTATCATTATCGTACGCCCAAAACAAAATATCTATGTACTTGATTTCACTTATTCCATTTTCCGACAAGAATGTTTTATCTATTTCCAATTCTGTATTCGCCTTCTTGCCTTTTGCCACGTCACAATCCATATCATATATGTTATTATTTGCCATTATTCCATTTACGCTATACGCATGAGCATTGAACCCAAGATTTAATTTAGACTTATTTTCAATCTTGAATTTCAAAGTATGTGAAGAACTATCGTAGCCATTAACATAAATTGATACTTTGTTTTTGCTGTATATCTTTTTCTTTTTTATTGTTTCTTTTTTGGCTTTCGTTTTTTCACTGTTCTTGCTTTTGTCTTTACTGCTTGATTCCTCTGTCTTTGTAGTAACTTCTTTTCCACTTTCAGAATCATCATCACCAGATGCAAGAGAAACTAACGCATAAAACACAGCCACAATTACTATGCAAAGTATAACCCATTTACCATTTCCGTTTTTCTTGTTGTCATTTCCAGTATTCGAATACATTCCATTTATCGGTATCGAACCATTCTGATTCATTGCGTCTGTTTGCTGAATTTCATAATCTTTCGTGCATTTATCACACACATTGTTTTCATTCCCTGTTTCTGTTCCACATAGTATACATTTCATTGTTTTCCCCCTCTTCTCCATTCAGATTAAAAATATCCCACATTCACAAAGAGTACCAATGAAAGTGATGTACTGATTATGGACAACGCCCATCCAAACCCTGCAACACTGCTTTTCTCTGATTTTGATAGTCCTATTGACGACAACACAAGAGAAATAAGTCCTAGCATTACTCCCACAAAATACATACGTGAAAACAAAACGCTAAGCACACCTAACGCTACGGAAGCATAGCTTATTGTCTGTATTCTGTCTTTCATTTTAATTCCCCCTTGAAATATAGATAGTGGGGATATTATACCACATCCCCACTTTTTTGTAAAGGAATCATGCAAATAACGGCTTTCCTGTGCGTTTCTTGTTCTTTGTGTTTGCGTCCGAAACAATCTTTACGATATCACCGTCCGAAACTCCCTCAACGTACAATGCGTTTCCGCTGTTCTGTCCGCTGTTCATTGCGCTTATGGATGTAGCAAGCCTTGTCAATACTGGATTCAGCACATTATATACTGCGTCCGATACACCGCCTGCAACGGATGTTACAATCTGGTCATTGTTTGCGACAACAGGATTGTTACCTTGCCGTCCGATAAACTCAGGCTTTCCGTTTTCATTTGCATAAAACAAATCAGCTTTCGTAGGATAACCGCCCTTTTTATAATACTCTATCATTCCGTTTTTTTGTAGTGCCTGCGCCCAAGGCAATTGTGCAAGGGCATTAGCAGTGTTCATTGCTTTTGGAAGTCGTATTTTTACCGCCTTTATAGACGTTTTAACAGCACTTCCGTTATCAAGTTTGGTCTGCAACCCTGTTGATGTAACAATCGTGCTAACAGTCATTTTTGAGCCGTTCAGCAGATTGTTCTTTGCTGTTTTTCCGTCTTGTGTAAGGCTTACCTTATTTACTTTCGCACCGACTGTCAAATCTTTGTCTGTCGTAACCTTTGCCTTTAGGCTAATGTCCGGTGCCTTGATGTTTTTCAGCTTTGTTTCTGCGTCTGTCGTATCTGCTTTCGGCTTAAACGTCATGTTAGGAACATATGACGGCAATTTGCCTAATGTAGTTTGCGCACTGCTTGTATCTGCGGTTATCTTTGCTGTCTTATCTTTCACACTTGAAATAGTACTTGCTAAATCATCAACTGCTTTTCCTCCTATTGTATACGCCTCTACGGTAACTTCCTTGTTATCTGTATTATTTACCGAATCTTTTAAGTTATCAACATCTTTCTTTCCACTGGTTGTCGCTTTTACTTTAACAGATTTACCTTTTGTCTTTTTAATTGTTGTCTGTACTTCCTCAACATCTTTCTTTCCGCTTGTCGTTGCTTTAACTTTGACCGATTTCGATTTTAAATTCTTAATTGCCTTTTTTAAATCTTTAGCAGATGTATAGTTTCCATCAACTATTTTCTTATACTGCTCCCATGATATTTCTCCACTTTCAAGTTTTTCTTTTAAGTCTTTTTGTATTTCTATATTGTCACTTGAAGTTACATTCAATTTTGACAATTTTTTCTGTAGCTTTTCAATTGCTTTCCTATATTTTGTTGTATATGTGATTGATTTTGCATAATAACCGCCCTTACTTGTATTGTATGAACCTGTCACATTTTTATCATTTCCAAGCCCTACGGCATTTGCAAAATCAATCCATGATTGTTCTTTTTGTTCACTCGTAAATGATTTGTAATCTTTTTCTAGTGCTTTTTTTAATTGCTTTTCTGTTATACTGCCACTTTCAATAGCTTTTGACAAACTGCTTATTAAATATGCTTGTTTTGTCGTATTTGAATAACCAAACTTATCAGTCAGTTCTTGAACTTGCTTGAGTAACATTGACTTTTCATCAGTTCCACTCGTATATGTGCTGGTTACATCTCCTGCATCACCACCTGCAGTTATAGAATTTTCCCAAAATCCATATGCGGCAACCATTGCGACACCCATTGCTCGCCCTAGTTTCGTTCCAAGTACAGAAAATCTCTTTTTTAGCTTATCGCTTAATTTTATTTTTGGTGCTGAAGCCGTTAGCCCTCTTGTTATTAATGTAGCGAAAACTTTCTTAAAAATACCTTTCAAAGCACCAAACTTACTCATCAACCTCTTGAATGTGAATATTTTAGCTAATATTAAAAGTGCGCTTAAAACATCGGATGGATTTTTCTTTATAGCAGCAATCGCCATTTTGAACAGTCCTTTTATCGCTGATGCAAGAACATCTTTTATACTGCTCAATATCTCTTTCCATTTTAAGCCTTTCAGAAAGTCTGCTATTGCAACACCTATATCTTCCCAATGAACATTTTTCAATGCCGTTGTGATAGAATTTGCCAACCCTTTTATACTATCGCCTATTGTTGCGCCAAGTGTCTCCCATCCTGTCATTCCTGTATCTTTATTCTTTTGATTCATGGACTTAAAAAATTTATTGATACCATCTGCAATTTTACTTCCTAATTCCGTCCATGCGCTCTTTTTTGATACAATGGTATATAGTCCTGTCGCTAAAGAACTTACCAGTTTTCCTAATTTCCAAGTGACTTTTCCAAAGTCAATACTTCCTATCAAATCGGAAATTGCCTGTCCTACCTTATCCCATGTCGTTATATCTCCCAGTGCTTCTGTTATTGCGTCTATGATTCCGCTTAAACCGTCTGTTATCCCCTTTCCTAATTCCTGCCATCCTGTCAGTTTAGTATTTTTATTTTTCTTGCTCATTGTGTCAAGAAAATCGTTGATTCCATTTTTCAAGTGAGTTCCCAAACTCTTAAAGTCAAATGTCTCTATTGCGCCAAATGCAAGTTCAATGGCGGCTCTTATTTTATCTGCTATAAGGCTAAAATAACTTTCCAAAACGCCAGTTTTTATTGCACTGTTCAAACTTGTTGCAAGGCTAGAACCTAAATTAGTCCAATCTACTTTCTCAAAGAAATTTTTTTCTGCTTCCAATACAGCTTTAATTGAATTGCCGATTGCTTTTCCAAGACCTTTCCAGTCTAACTGATTAACAAATCCATTGAACGCCGTCGCAAGCAATCCAGCCATTTTCTTTAAGGTGCTTGAAAACTCTGACATATGCTCGTTTACCCAGTTAATGCCTTTGTTTATCCATGCAGCAACAAGCGTTCCTATATCTGTACCGTCACCACTCTTCCATGCGCTCTTGAATAAATTCGTCAGTTTTTCCGCAAATTTCTCTGCGGCATTCTGCATTTCTTTAAACTTTTGATTCCATACTTTTTGATAATCGGAAAGCATATCGTTCAATGCGGATGTCAACTTGTCTGTCACATTGGTTGCTGAATCATCATCACCGCTACTGCTAGAACTTGTTGTGGATGTAGTCATGTTATTTAATTTATCAAATCCTTGCAACTGTTTGTTGAATTTCTTCTGTGATTCCGTAGAATCATCTATTGCGCTTGATAAATCTTCCTCATCGTCAAGTAAATCCGAAATGGCACTGTTATCGCTCCCAGTGTCTTTAAAAAGGCTCATGTCAACGCCTAACAGACTTCCAACATATGTAACAAGGTTTCTTACGGCAATCGCAAAGCCGTTAAGATAAGGCAGTATTTTCTGAACTACAGGCAGGAATATCTGACCGATTGCACGTGAAATTGAAGTCAGATTGTTCTTCAACAACCTCAACTGGTTTGCCGGCTGTGAAATCGTTGAAGCCATATCACCCCATGCGTACCTTGTGCTGTCAAGAAGCGTAATGGTTCTCAACAGTGCCTTGTCATTCTGATTAAGGTTTGAGATATTTGCCTTTATGCCTAAATTGTTAAGCTGTGTCTGTAAATTGGCATTACGGATATTTACGCCGTATTTATCCCATGTACGGCTCATACCGGTAAGTCCGCTTGCCATATCTTCCCATGTATCTTCAAAATCAAGGTTCTTTACGGACGCAAGGTCAGCACCAATCTCTGTCAATGCTGTGGATAATTGCGTTGCTGTGTCGCTTGCCACACCCATTGATGATGACATTTGCGCAAACATAGCTTGATAATTCATTGTGAGGTTTGGGTCAAGTCCGAGGCTTGCCTGTCCTGTTGCTGTCAACTGACCATTTTTACCCACGTTAAAGCCTGTTAATTTACTTGTGAGGTTCTCTGCCGTCTGCTGAAATGAGTTTGCGTATTCCTGCGCAGACTTATAGCCTAACTCTTTCCATGCACTAAGGTCTGCTTTGGATGCTACTTGATTAAAGGCGGCTTGAAAATAATTGTACGTTTCTATGTAGTCCATAGCAGATTCAATTGAATTTCCAAGCTGTTTAAAGGCACGTATTAACATGAAACACTTCGCATAGAACATACCTATAGTTGATACAAAGCCTTTGGATGTTGAATTGGCAGACTTTATCCACGGAACAAACTTTCTCACAGTATTTGTCAGTTTTTGGAATGGGGCTGAATTTCCTATTGCAGAAAACATCTTTTTGAACCCGCCAGTAACACCGCCAAGCACCTTTTTAAGTCCGTTAAGTATAACAGAAGAACCGCTCGCACCTCTGTTTACACCGCTAAACATACCGCTTGAAAATCTTCCAGCATTTGCCAGATTTCCAAGTCCTTGAATCGTATTGGCAATATTATCACTTATGTTCGGTGCGCTTTGAAGTTTCTGTAAAAGACGGATAACTCCATCACCAAGGTCATCTAAATTAGAAACTGTTTCACCGACTTTTTTCCCTGCGCTTGCCAGTTTTGCAATTGCTTCAACAACTTTGGATATGCTTACATCTATTGTTCCAACAGTGGAAAGACTTCTGACAAGAGCAACAATCTGATTCCCAAGTATAGGCAACTGAACTGTTACATTTCCTATGTACTGTCCTGTGCCGGACAACCTCGCAATAGCAGACACAAGGCGAACAACCTTAGAATCTATGTTACCAACCGCTGAAAGTTTATTCGCAAAATCGGCTATAGTTGTTGCTATAGCGTTCATTTTCGCAGTGTCAAACCCTGTCATATCTACCCTTGCAAGGTTCTTAATGGCGTTTATTGCCGGAGTAATGTTCTGTAAGTTGCTTATTTTACTGATTGCTTCAAGACTTCTAGCCAGTGTATTAAGACCGCCTGCCGCACTATTCAATTTTGTCGCATCTATATTTGCAAATTTCTGAAATCCGTTTGCAATCCTTGTAAACTCTGATGCTTTAACACCACTAAGTGATTTTGTGGCAGACGCAAGTTTATTTACGCCGTTTGCAAGTCCGCTCAAATTACTTCCGCTGATGCTTCCAAGGCTTCTTGAAAGAGTGCCAAGTTTACTGACCAACTTATCTATGGAATCACTTGCGCTTTTCGCCTGTGCTGAAATCTTAATATCCAATGAATCTACTGTAGCCATGACTGACACCTCTTTCTATAAAAAAATATGGCGGCACACCATAGCGCACCGCCTTTATCTGTTTTCATGATTCAATTACAAGCCAATTACCATAATAATATGTTTTCCGGATTTAAGTGGCATATCGCCAAGTTTGAAACGTGACGAATTAAGATTAGTTATTTTCTTAAACCGTTTCGGGTACTTACTAACCGTATAACTCTCAAATGTTGATGTCGTTATGGCAGACGGTACAACCTCTTTTCCGTATGCAAAGTTAATGGCACATCCGCACAATTCTGAACAGTCACCATTGCACAGGCTAATCTCATTGATTCTTTTTATATCCCATCCTATTTTCTGGCACTGCGAATACAATGTACTTCTGTCATCCTGTCCGTAACCAATATTGTTATTGTTACACATTTTCTTCAATGCTTTTGCAGCCTTTTTTCGTCTTGCCGGATTTTTGAATCGAATCAATTTATCCTGTCCAAAATTGTAATAACTTCCTGTTTTAACTTCCCATCCGGTCTGGTCACCCTTTTTACCGTTTTTCGATTTATTTTCGGACTGTGACGCCCATCCACATAATAATGACATAATATCATTCCTTTCTTTTACATAGGACTTTCCGGAAGTCCTTGTTTTTTCAATTCATTTATTCGCTGTTTCATTTCAAATACCGCCACTTCTTCTTGATTCGAGTTCTCTTTTTCACTGTTTTCTCCGAAAAGCGGTTTATCCGGATATCCCTTATCCGAAAAACAAGCAGCAATCCCTTTCATGACATATACGCCCATTTCCCACATTTTCATGTCAATAACTTGCATTTTGCTGTTATATGCCTTGTAAAATGCTTTCAGTTTTTTCGGTGTTAAATGCCAAAACAATTCATAAGGAACTCCAACCATAATAGCGTCCGGTAACATTTCTTCAAATACTATTTGTCGGTAGCTTTTGTCGTTTTCTTCTTGTGGTCTTGTGGTACTTTCGGACTTTTCTCTGTTTTCTCTTCCGTTTCCAACATCTGATTCAGCCCGACCAGTTTGAAAAAATCATCATCTGACATGGTATCAATCATAATTTCCATTACCGCGTAGAAATTCCCTTTGCCATCTTCCTTATGTTCTGCAAAATACTGTCTTATGAGTTTTTTTGCGTCACCCTCATTCAATACGCTACCGTCACCGCTTGCTCCATGATGTTCAATAAGTCCTGCGTAAAACATTGACATTGTTGTCTGCGGAACATCACACAAGTTCTTCAATACGTCTGCCGGATTTTCATTATCCTGCGCTTCTTCCATCTTGTATAAGAGGGATGTTATTTTCTCTGTGCAATCATTATAGAGTGCCGCTTCAATTGAAAATTCAAATGTGTATTCTTTTCCACCAATTGTTAATACTTTCATTCTTTACCTTTCCTTTCCCTTTGGATTTATGGGAAAGGGGCAGTGTTTCCACCGCCCCAGTTCCTACCAAAATCAACTCAATTCATCACTATCTTATTCATTACTGATAGCTTCGTCTGCATTTTCAGTTCCGGCTGTACTGTCTGCGCTCTGCGATTCAGCCGATGTTCTCGTAGAGCTTACGATTTTTTTGTCAGCTTAATTTGTGTCGGATATCCGTTTTCATCTTCCGTTACTTCAACGTCGTAGTTATCTTCAATCCAACGTGGAACTGTTGATACCGCTATGGTTGCTGTTCCTGTCAAGTGGTCATCTGTTGCAGAATCCGGTGAGAACCTTTCCTCTCCGATAAATGCGCAAATTCCCTCTGAACCTTTGCCGTCCGTTCCATAAAGGATACAAAAATCAAGTTTCTTGTTTTCGTTCTCAATCAAATCATCTTTGTAGGACTTCTCAAATGCTCCAGATACTTCCATTGAGCCTGCTGCGGTTCTTCCAAATTCCTGTGTTTCCACCAAGTCCTCAAGAGTGGAAGTGTCTACCATGTTTGGTGAGCCGAACGGACTAGGGATCTCTTTCGCTCTGATTAACAGTTTGTAAGTACCAGCCCAGTAATCAGAAGCGCCTGTGTCTTTTGTTTTTTCTCTGTAGATAATTCTACTTTTCAAACCGGTTGCCATTTTACATACCTCCATTTTTTTAATATAAAAAAAGGGCATACGCCCTTATCTTTATTTCTTGTTAAATTTTATCTCCACAATCTATGTGTCTTGTAAATGTTGCGTTGCTTTGATATATGCCGGATGAAACCTCATAACCGGGCATTGCAGTAGCCTTAAAAAGCATTTTTTTCATTGCCTTGACTACGTGTCGCATTATTTTCTTTGATTCTTCTTGACTATTGTTACTCATGACGCTTACTTGAAATACAAACCTTGCGCCGTTAATCGTGCAGCGTTCCAAGTCCTCTGATGTTTCGGATGAATCAATAATTTTCATATAAACAAATGGGAACTTAGGTGTTGAATTTGACGCACTGACGGTTGAAAACTTATCATCCGACAAGCTACACGCCTTTGATACATCATCTTTCATTCTTGCAAATACAATAGACTGTATCAAATCGTACCACGACCAATCAGCCATTGAACCAACCACCTACTTTCCGAATATTTCTTTTGCTGTTTTTCCCACGATTGACCGCAACTGAGAACTCGTGTTGTGCATGAACGGTCTGGACGGCATACCCTCTGTGTAATGCCATTTGCCATCATCACCCGGATAAAACCAGTAATAATGACCAGTTACGGCATTTTTCTTGATTGTTTTCCATGTCGCATAATTCCAACTCACGCCGTCGGGTAGCTTGTGTGGATATGGCACGTCAAGTCCTCGCTGTCCTGTACCGAACTCAACGAATATCGCACTTTCGTCATCTGCAACAACCGCAAATATCGCACCGCCTTTTTGACTTCCAACGTATTCACTGTGTATGCTTTGAAGCAGTTCGCCTGTAAATATAGCGTCAAGGTCTGCAATCTGTACCCTTGCAATCTCTACGCCACGTTCGGCAAGTGTTTCAGCTAACAATCTCGCCTTGTACTCTATGCTGTTCTTGTATTTCAAAAGTTCTTTCTGCAACTGTGCTATGGACGATTGCGAAAGTATGTCGCATTTTAGTGTTTTCTTTGGCATATGTCACCTACTTATTGCATGGGTTCAGCATAAACGCATTTTCGTTTAATACTATGCCTGTTTTTAATTCCTTGAATATTGGTTCTGTTCCTTTGTAAATCTTAAAATCAACATCTTTTCTGCAAACACAGTCTTTTCCTTCAATCGAAACACACGCAAGTATTTCCTTTGTGCTTTTATCAAACACAACTATTGTTTCCTTTTCCATTTCACACCTACTTTGTCATTGCTGAAAGAACATACCTTGTCCAGTTCGGCGATTTCACAACCTTTGCCACCTTGTAGTCTGCACTTGTCTTGTCCACAATCGTGTTTTCCATGTCTTTATAGACGATTTCTGAATCTACCCATATAAGACTACCCTCTTGTAATTTCAAGGCGTTTTTCGGCAAAATAATCGTTGCGTCATACTGCGATATGTCAATACCGAACGCCTTATCTTCTGATTCACCGCCACTCATGGAGAGACTTGAATAGAACTCTTTAGGAATTGTGTAACCCGGTTCGGTTTCGCCTGTCGGTATCGGTTTCAGTTCACCGTCAATGTCAAGGTATCGAGTGTTTCCATCATCATCCTTTTGATAAACAGGCACTTCTCCGTCTCTGTTGGAATAGTACATTTTCTGCATTGTTTTCCGTCTGCAACGCATTTACTCATCCACCTCTGGAAGTCCTGCAAATGAAGTCAGAATGGATAATACGCCTGCAAGCACACTCGCAGATATAACGGACACCCAGTTTACACCGCCAAGCACCGTTGCCGTACCAATCGTTGCGATTGCCGTCTGACATACCGTTTTTACGGCACGAATACCGCCCGCTTTCAGCCATTTCTTTGTTTTACTGCTCATTCTCTGCACCTCGTTTCTTTCCGGTCAAATGCAACTCTTGTATTTCGCTGTACATCTTTGTTATCATTCCGTTACCGCCTAAATCATGGTATGCTTGATACATTTCTTCAAAATTCTGATAAGCGTAAGACGGTATTTTACCCATTTCCATGTATTTGTCGTGGTACTCGATAAGATGTACTCTCAAAAGAAGCATTGTTCCTTTTGCGTTCGCATCCCTATCTTTTTTCTGTTCTTTCAGCAGCCATACTATATAGCCAAGAATTACAGGGAGTGCAACCACAATAATCTGCATCATGATGTCTTTCATGTATTCAACCTCTAATCTTGTTTAAATTTCACCGCCCAACCACCGCCTATTGTGAAATACCCTTATGGCATGACACTGAATAGTGCCACGTCACGCACAACTGCTATATTTTTGCAAATGGGATAATTCCGGCAAAAAGTTTCGTCCTGTCCGTCATTGTCTGGCTAACTGAATTTTCGCTGTGGCTTGCTTCAAATTCCATCCCGACCATGTTGTAGTCGTACAACGCTAGGTTTCGTATGTTGGAGTAATAATCGTACAAGTCGCTGTCAATCATGTCATCCGTATAACTGGTTGGATAACTTCTCGCCCTCTTTACTTCTCTGATTGCGTTTCGTATTTTTGAGAGCAGGAGTTTTTCATTGAAAAGTTCATCCTCTGACAGTTCATCTGTCAAATCTGCAACAAGTTCCTGTTCCAGTGTCAGTGACATTTCCACGTCAACTTCTTCCGTTTCGGTTTCCGTCAAGTCACTGCTGTCTACTGTCGTTTCTTCATCCATACTCTCACTTCCTTTCCCTTATAGTCCGTAATGCTCAATCAGTTCTTTTTTTAAATCTGCACCGCTCTTGTTCTCCACGTCAGAAAGACCCTCTTTTGTGGCAAGGTCTTTCAGCTCTGCTGTGGATAAGCGGTTGATATCTGTTTTTGTATAACTCGCTTCTTTCGGTTCTTCCGGTGGGTCCATATGCTGTGGAAAATCAGTTTTTTCCTCTTCCTCATCACATTTAACCCATCCATTGTTTAAAAAGGCGGCAAGTTGGTGTTCATCCCTTACCGCCATAGTTATGCTGTCTTTTTTTAGTCTAATCACTATGGATTACCTCCACTTCTGATTATTCTGCGCTCTTATGTACTGCGATTGCGTCTGCTTTCTTGTCAAGTACGAAAGCATCATAGCGAACTCTCGCTTCAACCAGTGCGCCACTGATACCCGGTGCATCATAGTTGATTTTGAACTCCTGCAACTTAACTGGAGAAGGTGTTGCAATCGGGTTTGTAATGAAGAAATCAACATTTTCCGGCATATAAGAAGTTGGAACTTTAATAGCCGGAACACCGTCAATATCACCAACGATTCCGTTAATTGCCAACTGTGTAGCCATATCGCCCCACTTCGTAAAGTGGTCATCCAGTTTAATCTTGTTCAGATATGCCGGCGTAACAACTGCAATTCTGCCGCCCTGCGGTGCTTTGTCATCGTCAAGAATCTCCTGCAATGCAAGGAACTCCTCATATGCGTTAGCGGATGTTACAGCCTGTACCTTAATATGGCTCTGTCCGCTCACCTCTCCTGCTGTCGGTGCTTTGGAAACAATAACGCCGATTCTGTACTTATCCATTGCCGGAATAACAAGGTTGTCAATGTTCTCTGCAAGGGTAGCTGCTGCTTCCATTGTTCCGTTAGTGTCCTGCTCGCTCGCTGCGTCAATCGTGTAAGTAAATGACTTGTCCTGTGATACGGTCATTTCCTGCTCGGCATTTCCTAATTCGCCTGGGTCACCATAGCGGTTACTTCCGGTTGTCTTGTAGTCGTTCAGTGTTGCAAGATTTCTTGAGAACACTTTTACAGTTTTAACTCCAAGCCAATCAAAGCTATCGTTAATTAATGATTGCGTAAGTGAACCAAGTTTGAATCTCTCGTCTACGGTATCTGCGTACTTTGTTGCATAATTGATTGTTGCCATAAAATCTTACCTCCAATTATTTGTTTGTTTTGAATCGTGGATTAACGGAACTAAAACCTTTTATAAAGGCGTCCTCCGGTTCTTCTCCGCTTCCATCTCCTGCCTGTACCTGCGGTCTGTTTTTAATGAACTCCGCTTCGTACTCTTTGCGTTTCCTTGCTTCTACTTCTGACATAATTTTTATTTTTGCTTCTTTGTCATCATCAACCTCTGCGATTGCCATTTTTTCAGCTTCGCTTGCTGTATACCCCATGATCCCGAGATATTCTTTTTCAAGTTTGAAAATCTTGTTTTCACGAACGGTCTTGTTCCATTCTTCTTCCCTTTCAGCCTCTTTCTCTGCTTTTTCAAGACTAGCCTTTTCCTTTTCAGAAAGAGTTGCGTTGTATTTTCTCTTATACTCTGCCGCCTCGCTTGCTGCCTTTTCCTGCGCTTTCTTAACCTTTGCCAACTCATTCATCAGCTCTTGCACTGTTGGTTCTTTTGGTTCTGGCTCTGCTTTTGGTTCTTTCTTAGGTTCTACCTGCGGTTCTACACTAGGTTCTTCCTGCTGCTCCGGTGTAGGTTCTTGCGGTGATTCTGCGAAAAGCTGTAAGTTTACTGGAATTTTTGTTCTGTTTTCTTTACTCATTTTTGAATACCTCTACTTTCTGCGTTTTTGCGTGTTCCCTCACGATAATTTGCGTGATTATAGACATTCCCTTGTCTTTTCATGTTTAAAATCTCTATGCGTTTTATTAACGTCAGTTCCCTCTGACATATAAAAAAGAGAGATACGATTTGTACCTCTCTTGATATCTGATTATTCTTCCGGCTCTGACAATTCCTCATTGCTTCTTCCGTCCACAAACGGACTGTTCGTAATCTGTGCAAGCTGTCCACCGTCCGTATTGTCCGGTTCACTTTCTTCTGCTTCTGATTTCCCCTTATCAAACAAGGATGATTGATATTTGTCAATCAGTTCTTTTGAATCGGCATATACTTGATTTACGTCATCAAACAGATTGATTGCCTTTAGAGCGTGCATACCATCAATACCATGCGACACAAGATTTCCGAAACACGTTGATTTAGTGACCATTTCGTAGGTCTTTTGTCTCTTTATGTTCGGTTGCACATCACAGTACCTAAGTTGCAAAAGCGGACTGTCTGACGGAACATTGGAAGATTTCTTTATTGCTTCTAAAACAACCTTTACTTCTTCCATCTTACAGCTTTCTATAATGTTCTGTTCCTTGCACGCTGCGGATTCAGCACCCTCCCATCCTGCCGCCTGTGATGTTGCCATCCCTGTTGAATTACTTGCGTCTGCTCTGTCTGGAACGTCACATTTCTGCAATATCAACGCTCTTTTAGAAAGTGCCATATCCATAATTCCTTGATAGTTATAATCAGCGGTCAATGGTTTTACAAAAGGCGTTTTTCCATCGACTGACGTATACGTGAGTAACCAATCTCCGTTTCCCGGATGTTTGATATCTCCGTTTTCATCTTTCGGAAAGTCAATATCATTTCCATGCCAAACGGCTTGTGTCTCTTGGTCTGTATCATTTAAAAAGTCGCTCCAAAGCAGATTTAAGTGATTCATTTCATCAATCTGTCTTTCAAAGCAACCCATTCTATCATGTGAGCGTTTCCATTCAATAATCGGTATTCTGCCTATCGGGTTCTTCTCACCGTTTCTGTCGCTTTCTTTCCATCGCTCCAAATTCACCCAGTCTCTTTTATTTTCTTTCACAGGCTGTTCATTTTGGAACTTCGCAAGATTTAAAATTTCAAATCTTTCATTCTTCGTAAAGCAAGTAAAATAGTAATTCCCGATTTCATCTTTCCGAAAAGTAACTCCAACCATAGGTCTGTGGTCGATGTAATAACTGGAATGAATGATAAAAGCACATCTAGGGTCAAGCACATTGACATTAAAATAACTGTCCCCGTCTGCATAATCTGTATTGATATCCACGAATGTATAACCAATTCCGCAAATCTCAATAAACCTTGCAAGCTGTTGTGTCTTTGACTTATTTCCGTCTGTCTCGTAACACTCATTCAGAAGTGATATGGCAAGAGTCTCATCCTCGCCACCGCTGTCTCTTTCCCCTCGCTGCACAAGTGTAATCGGGTTGCCCCAGTTAAAGCCAAGTTTAAACTCCGTAACTTCATTTGCCACATTGTCAACGCTCTGAAAATCAATGTCCGGTCTGTATTTCTTTTCTTCTTTTCTTTGTAATGGCTGTTCTCCTGCCTCAAATCGAAGAAGAAAGTCACACTCACTTGCAACACCGGTAAAGACAGGCATTGCTTTTTGAAGTATCTGTATTATGTTTTTTTTCGTAATGACCGGAACATCCGTATATATTACTTTTCTTCCTCGATTCATTCAGTACACCTCTAGCAATAACATTTCCCGGAGCTAGTATTTCGCTCCGGTATTTTACACAATTTCGTCTCGTCGCTTATTGGATTGTAAACAACACGCTTTCTGCATTTTTTACAATTCACGCCTATAATCATTGTTGATTTTCCATCATAGGCAAATACTTTTCTTCCACATTGCGGACAATATATTGTTTTCGGTTCGCTCATATAAACCTCATTTCTTTGCACAAAAGAAAAACGGCATCTATAAAAGACACCGTTCTCTCTCATTAGAAAGGATATTGAAAAAAACCAATGGGAACTTTTGGCTTTTTATCTATTTTAATACTAACACGGCACACAATATATCACAAGATGAAAAAGTATGCAAAAATATGTAAGCCTATGCACGTTTTATAAATATCCTCTTCCGTAAAGCCTTTCAAACTCCAATAAAGCCTCTCCATGCAGTGAAAATACTTTCCGCATACTCCAATGCGTCACTTCGGATATTTTTTTAAATGTAACGCAATGAACATATCTCAAAGATAGAATCTGATAATAGTCACTGTTTTTGATTTCATCTATCTGTCGGACTATATGTTTTCTCTTTGCAAGAAAATCATCCACCAACATATCCATTTCATTCTCTAAGTCAACTATTTTTGCTACGGTCGAACCTAGCCTGTCCATTTCGTGTGTAGATTGTACTCTGTCACAATCATTCAATGCGGAAACACTGCACGCCATAGCTTTTAACTGGTATATCTCCGATAACTTATTTTGAACCATCTTATTTAGCCTGTTAATCTGCCCCAAGTATTGTTTTGTAGTCATCTTAAATCACTCCTCTATATTGGACTGGACATTATAATTGTTTCTTTTCTTCGCTGTTTTCTCGTTATCCGCACCGCAAAGTTTGAAAACACATCCGGCACGTCATCTAACTGTTTCTTTCCACTTACGGAATATCTCATAAGCAGTGACATCATTACTCCGTATTGTTCGTTTGGCGTGTACATTGACTGGTCTTTGAATATAACGTGCTGCAATATCCAGTTTGAACACTGATATATTCTCGCTTCTTTGTTCGTTTCCGTCGGCGTGTCTGTTATATTGCAGATATGCCCCTTTTCCTCGACACGCTTGTTTACTTCCATTGCCACCCTGTCACCGCCTGCGTTTCGCTCAAAGTCACATTCCTGCATACCATGATGCACGATAAGGTTTGCAGAGTTCTCATACTGCAGCTCATAATCGGCGGTATTATCACAGACGCAGTCCACACAGTAATAATCTTCACCATATTTATACAGGCAAGGCAGTACAAAGTAGTCTGTTCCTTTTCCCTTTGTATCACATTGTCCGGTGATTATATCCGGCTCTCCATCCGGCAGATTAAGGTATCTCCTAATTTTATCTTCTGGAAACAACAATCCCTCACGTTCTACCGGGTCTTGCTTATACAAACATCTGTAAGATATTTCATCCATGAGTAATTGTTGGTCTGCAAAAAATTCTTTTGTAAACCCACCGTATTCATAATCAAAATTACTTTCTCCGGTAACAGGGTCTATATCCGGCACAGATATAACCTTTACACGTTCATTTCCCTCATAGCTGCGAATTATACGACCAATAACATCATTTACCGACCATCTTGTGGCAATGTGTATCTCCTTGCAGTTCTTTCCGTCTGTGTCCTGTATCTTACGTTGTCTTGCGTCTACGGAATACTTATCCCACAACTTATTCAGCACAGCCGGATTAAGAGCTTCTTCGATACCGCCTATCATGTCATCCACCAGTAGAAACTTTGACGCTCTTACCTTACCTGCGTTCTTACTCCCGACGGATGTTGTCTGTAATGACGGGAACGGTTTGTATTTCCCGATATTAAACTGTTCCATCTTTGCGTTTGTAGAAGTTATCTTTAAGTCCGGGAAAATCTCATTCCATGTATATTCATCGCTTGTCACAATGTCATATACACCGTCATAGTACATTCTTGTAATATCTCCGCTGTGGGAATAGAAAAGAGTAAAATCTTTAGGATACCAACCTATGACGGCACTATTGAAAAACTTCTCGATTGTCGTATTATGGGTAATGATATAATCATCCGTAATATACAAATGGCAATCATCGTCAATCATTATGCACTGACATTCTTCTTTTCCTGCATATTCAACTCTTTTTATAAATCTCTTTACATTCTTTCTCTTTGGTTTATATTTTTCTTTATGCCTAGTAAGATTGAAAACTGGTTCGCTATCCGCAAAAAACTGTATTGCAATTACATAGGCATCTTTGCATCGTATGTATTTCCCATCTTTCTTATATCCTGCTTTCTTTTTCCTACAACTTGCATAGCCACCCAAAGAGTGAACAAGTTCAATAACATCTTCTGATAATTGTCTTGAGGTTGTGCAATACTCTATTCCTGTTTTCTGGCAATATCCATCTGTATCTAATAACCCTCTCAACAACCATAGTCTCTGTTCTTTTGAAGCATACATATATTCTTTCGGTACAAATTTCTCATGACTTCTTTTGCCGAACAACCCATACTTTTTCAAAGCAATGCTCACTAAACTTCCACACTTCGAATTGTTTCCCTCGTGCCCTTTTACAACATAGTCATAATTTGATATATGCTTTAACTCATACCCTTTCGGCAAGAATTCATTCATTGCGTCCAACACTTCTTTGTCATTTGTTGAAAATCTTGTCTGACCACTGGATAAACCTCCATCTCCTAGCAAAGCACCCATTACATAAGGGTGCAGCAATAGATTTTTCTCGTTAAACTCAATAGGTTTCACATAATCAATCGAGTAATTTAATCGCTTGCCATTTTCAACTCGCAAATTATCAACAATTTCTTCTAAAGTTATTGTTCTTGTCTTATGTATCCCAGTTCTTGTTTCGCATTGTCTGTCGCATCTACTCTGTACAGTAAACAAATGGTCTTTTGAACACCTACACTTAGAGCCGTCATCCAAATATACGTCATACAACTCTTTTACTCCTTGCGGATACACTCCGATTACATTCGCAACATTACCATTCGCAGCGATAACCTTATCCCCTACCTTTAATGACGAATTTTTCACAAATCCATCCGGCGTGAGGACTTTAGAATCCATACTCAAAGCCTTGCCTGCACCGGGAACTAGGGATATACACAATATGTCGTATTCGTCATCAATCATGCCTTGTAGTGCCTGTGTCAATCCCATTTTGATAAATTGTTTTCTCTTTGGTGCGTAAAACCGTTCTTTGTACTCACGATTCTTCTCAAGGTAAAGAAAATAACTGTCAACCCATTTGTTCTGTGCCTCAAAAAGCATTGCCTCCCAGTATAAATTACCGTAGTCCTCATTCTGCGTCTGGATATGAAGTGCCTGTGCTGCTTGTTTAATGTATGTAGTCCATTTGAAACAAAAATCACGTTCTGCATAATTCTCATTCAGAAGTCCTATGCACATATCTAACAATCCTCGCAGTTTGTCAAGGTCAACGCCGTCTTTCTTGATAGCGTCTCTTAAAGTTTGTATGGCGTGTTTGTATTGATTTTCTGATTCTGACATAGAAAAATGGAACACCACCTTTCAAAATTAAAAAGTAATGCTCCATTTTGCATTGATACATACGCTCCATCATGCGTATGCCTTAGATGTTTAGTAATTTCGTTTTAATACTCCGAACCATTGTTCAGATTTTCATATTTTACAATTCCATTGTCAATATATATCAATGTCGGCTTTTCTGATTCTTCATACCGCATATATCCGATAAACTCATCTGTTTCTATATACGGACTTATGAAGTCCAAAAAATTTTCTATTTCTGAATCATAATTTTTCAGATTGCTTCTCACATTCAAGTGATATTGACCATCTATATCGTTATATTCCATTTTACTATCTGATATGCTGTCAAAATAAAAACTGTCACCAGTTAAAACCATTCTGTGTCTAGGACAACCAAATAATTCGTGGTCTATGCAAGGTTTTTCTTTTGTTTCACACAACAAATACTTAACAGCGTCTATTATTTCTTTTGGCGTATCCTCTTTAAAAGCAACGCCAATATTTAACTCTGTATACATTCCCATTATAAATCACACATCCCTTCTGCTATATACGATTCCATTGTTGCGATTTCATCCGTTGTCAACTCATTTGAGACATTAAGTATATTCAATATTTCTTCACAAAACTTTTTCATTATCGGGCTTTCCGTTTTACTATACATTTCATTTACCGTAGAAATAACCTGTTCGACACGCACAAGAAATTCTTCAAGTGGAAGTCCATTCACTTCTAAGTCTTTTTTCGCTCTATCAGCAACTTCCTTCGCCATTTCTTGTATCGTTGGAAATTTAGCCATTATTTACGCTCCTTTCCGTTCCATTCAAAACCAAAGTCTGTACGTTTAATCTTGCATTTAGGTTCATTATCCAGCCAAAATACAATGCCCTCTATGTAGTTATCATGGAGATATTGCTTTATGCCATCAAATGTACGCTCGACTTCAATGATGTTTTCTCCATGCTTTACTAACTGGTCACTTTTAAAATTATATGGATTGCCTTGAAAATGCTTTCCAACCGCCTCATATGTTCCATCCGGCAACTGCAACCCTTGATTACTCCACATTGAAGTTATATATTCAGCTTCAACAAACCACTTGTCAGCCGGATTATTCCTATCGCATTTTACCCAACAAGGCATATGTCCTGTCACTTTGTCCGGCTCATCTTGACACTTAATAGCACCGTCTGGTATCGGTTTTCCATTTTTAGCGTCATATCGTTTATATAACTTTCTGTTGATAATGGCACAGCATGAACCATCCCATTTCACCGTTGCAACTCCCTCGCCATCAAGAACCCACTCCATTCCACCTGTGACGTTTGGAAGTATGTCAACGATTTTGTGATTCTCATAAACTCTCTCAAACAATGTTGGTATTTTCTTCATCTTGCCACCACCTTTTTGCTTATTTCCGCAATACTAACTCCATTTGCTGACTTCCTTATCTCGCAATCTTTCCCTCTCGCAATGATTTTCGCTATGTTCTCTGCCTGTTCCACAATTTTCAGTTTCAATTCCCTCTGCGTCATAAATAAACTCACTCCTAATTATTTTTGCAAACTGTTCATCCGTCAGTTTCATTGCCCTTGCTATACTCATCCCTCTGTCAGTTCCTTAATTGCGTCCATTTTCTGATAGTATTTCTGAAGCGCAAATCTCTGTTCATTGTTTATCTGTTTCAATCTTTCAATCTCTTCTTCCTGTCCAACACATTTTTTTACCAGTTCTTCAAAAGTGTATGATTCTGAAATTTCCTCATATGCCAACTTCGAAAGAGGTGTTTCCTCTTGATTTTTCTTTCCAGTTATCCTATCAATTTCTAATTTTAATTCCTTGAGTCTTCCAGCAAAACTAACTCCAGTTTCGTATTCAGAATGCAAGCCTACTTCAATTTCTTCTCTTAATTTTTTGTTATCTATTTGGTAAAAGTCAAATTTTCTTTCATTTTCTTTATTCCTTTTCATTTTTTCGTCTATTTTGTAACACAAATCGTTATTCTCGCTTTTAAGCCTTAAAACTTCTTCCTCTAAGGAACATATCTTTCTTCTGTGTCTTTCGTACGCCATTTTTAGTTCTTCGTTCTGTTTAGCCGTCTTTTTAATAATTTTTTCATTCTCTTGTTTTTCTTCTTTCAATTTGTCAACCAGTTTCCTTAATTCCTCATTTTTCAATTCAAGTTCAGCATTATAGAAAAACAAATCGTCCGTTTTCTTCTTCATGCTTTCCTTGTAACTGCAACATTCCATCATAAGCTGTTTGTATGTTTCCTCCGGCACATAGCCTTTTCCATTGAATTCACAAATCACTACATAGTTTGTCATTTCGCACCTACTTTCTCATCTTCTTGATTTAATTTACGTCCACACATAGGACAATATTTAATATCTATGTATCCAGCAGTTAAGCATTGATTAAAAAGCATAATACACGGCTCTTCTATTGTGCTTATATAAATTTCTGCCCTATCTGGAGAAGATTCTTTTGAAGATACCGTTGGTTTCACTGGAATATGTTTTCCGAGAACACCGCCTTTTGGCGTGTGATATTTGTTACAAAACTCACACCCATCTTCATTTATTCCGAGTACGGCACTGCAAACATTTTTACATAATTTCCCATCGTCTTCATGGGTGCATAAATTGTCTTTGTTGTATCTGCAAGTCGCATATCCGCATTTCATCTTTGCACCAACTTTCTACCGCACATAGGACAAAACTCAATTTCCACAAATGCACCCCATCCTTTTTTGTCAAATATCACAAATGTTGGATTCCCATTATCATACAAAAATATCTGACAATCTTTAACATCTGTTTCACTTATTGTCTTTTTTAATTCAATCACATTGCAATATTCGACAACTTTGTCTTTATAGCCATGACAAAACCTGCAACCGCTTTCCTCTCTTATCACATCCGCAGCAGACAGTATCTGTTCCTTTTCATCATCGCACAATTCAAGATTGTTCGTTTTCGCAAAGTGCGGTCTCGTATCTTCAAGTGTTGTAAATTCACATACTATTCCTTTTTCTTTGCATGATTCTAAGTATTCACACTTATCGCAATGAGTATCTTCCTCGTGGTAAACATATTCAATATTCTTATTCTGTTTTGCCTTTTCCCTCTTGAAAAATTTCAATATTCGCATATGTCTACACCTCTTTCCCTGTTATCAACTCACTGTATGGCAAAGTTTCTATCCAATCACAAAATACTTGCCAATCAACAAGCCTGTGATGTCTGCGCTGTTGGTAAATCGTCTTTAACTGCCTGTAGTTCGTTGTCATCCTTGCGGTCAGTTCAAAACCACTAGGAATGTTATACAAAAGCGTCAAATAGTCCTCTTTGCTTTTGGTTTCGTTGTACTTGTCTTTCAAGTCCTGCAGAACAGAAATGATTCTCTCGTCAACATATTCATTACACATTTTCCGTATATCCATGACGGCTATTTTGTGCATACTGGATTGACTGCTGACAAAATCTATAAAGTGATACCTCTGCAATTCAACCCATGCTTTGTTACTGAACGTCAAATCAAACTGTACGACTATACCGTTCAGAAAATTATCATGTCCGGTTCCTGTCTCACATTTCGCAAGATTCTTTATCGTGTCAGTTATTTCGCTGTTCACTTCGCTTGTATCTGTCGCTTTCGGGTACTTGCTCGCCTTGAAACTTTGATTTATTCCGTAAATAAAAATATTATCTATTTTCGGCATTTTCAATCCCCTTTTATTTGCTATCTTTGTTTTTCCTGTTCATTTCTTCTCTGATTAGGCTTTTAACATCTTCTTTTGTTATGATTTTACTCCATGGTCTGAAACGTGTCTTGATAAAGTCTATTGCATTTCTGTACTGGACATTCATCTCATCACTCAAGAAAAAATGTTCCACATCTTCAACATAATAATCTATTATAGGCGGTATTGATATGCTAGATTGTGAAACGCTTATCCCATATACAAAAATTCCATTAGCACGAACAAATCGCCTATGTGCATTGTGCTCAACTCCAACTTCTGCATTGAACAAATCTTCTAAAAACCACTTTGCCTTTTCTCCGTAATCTGATAGATATACAACAAAAGTCGTCATTTTCAATCCCTCCACTTAATATTCAACAATACCACTCGCTAACTTTTTAAGGTATTCTCCGTTGTTAGCAAAATGCGTTATGTGGTAATCAGTGCCTTTAGGGTGCTTTCGTCTGAAATGCTCCAACACCATATACTCAAGGTCGCTGTATAAACTATCTTCGTTCTCGATTGCAGCGACATTTTTGAAATGGTCGTGTTCATCGTCTGCTATGTTATCCAGTGTCAAGAATATGCTTTCCAGAGTTTCATCTGACAGTATCGGGTGAACTTTTCCAGTCAACTCATTGTACTTTGCCATGTAAAGACTAAAAGCATTGCATATGTTCTCTATCTCTGTGTTGCTTATCTCTGCCTCTTCCACAATGCAATTAAATCTTTCAATCATGTCCCTTTGCATTTCCAGTAACTCATTTCGGCTTTTCTTTCTGGATGGTTTTTCCGCTTGCTTTTCAGACTGAAAAGTGTATACCTTTACTTCATTCTCTTTAGAGGATGAAGTGTTTACCTCTGTATCACTTAAACTACTGTTACATTTACTACTGGAATACTTATCTCCGACTTTTATTCCACCACCCCCTTGATTTTTTTCCATAACCCCCTCTGGATTTGAATCCATGTCATTACAATCATTGTCTGATTCTTTTTCGTTGATAAATTCTTCGTAAAATTTATCAAGCAATGTAATTGTACGCTTTTCAATCTCTTTAGTTCCATTTTTGTATGTATAACTACGATTGATATATCCATCCTTTTCAAATTTCAGTAACATCTTCTGGACTGTGTTTTCCTTTAACCCTGTGAAATTCGCAAAATGTCTATTTCCTGCATAACATACTCCTTTTTTTGAAAAACTGTAAATTTCGATAAGTATAAACTTTTCGTTCGGAGTAAATTTTGTGGATAAATACAATCTTTTCGGAATCCAAACACCCTTAAAATCTCTTTTTTCGTCTATCACAATATCTCTACTCATAAATTTTTACCTCCGTGTTGATAAATTTTCCGTGATTTTATAAAAACAACGGACAGGCAATCACGGTTTTGCTTTTCGGGAGCTACCCTATTCCGTTATTTTAAAAGGGTGTGTGGGACTTGAACCCACGCTTCATATGTATGTTGCTCTCGCCATCTGAGCTAACACCCTAGAATACCTCTGTGACGTAAAATTTGCCACTTATTTTTCGATTTTTATTCGTTTTGCGTAATTATACTGTCTAAACGTGCAAAATGCTTTAAATCGCAAATTAAAGCGTCTCTTGTTTTATGAACGGCAATCCGTAAAGCGTATATCCGTTCTCAAAAACCATGTCGCACCACTTGAGGAACGTTGGCGTTGACACTCCTGCGACTTTTGCAGCTTTTCCTTGCGACAGTTCTCCATGCAAATATCCGTTAAACGCCTTTTCAAAGTCATCTGCATTGACTTTCTTTCCGGTGTAGTAGTTTGGATGACCTTTCACAAAAAAATTCCCCATTTTACACATCCTTTCTCTTTGGATAGGACAGATGGGATGACGTCATAGAAAAAATCAAGGGGAATTTCTACGATAAAGAGGAAATGCATCCCATCTGCCACGGAGACAAACCCTGCGTAAGTCTCCGCAATACGCACAGCCGGAATCGAACCGGCGTTTCCAACACAACCGTAAATATACGGCAGATATCGTCTTATATCGTGTGCGCTCCGATGAACATTTTTCCAGAAAAGGGCAGTTTTCAAAGAAAATATTCTGATACCCGGAAAGAACCGGGTAAATGCTTCCCATGGGATTCGAACCCAACGTTGACGCCGACCGTCCGAAGCACCGCAGACTATAACTGCGCATCGCATCCGAAAACACGATGGTATGAATTCCACGCTTATCCGGTGACGTGGCAATCTTATAACTTGGGGAATTAAATTTAATTAACGTTACGCAGCATAAAACGGATAAGCAAATGGCAATCTGCAGAATCGAACCGCAATCTTTTCTGTTACATGGCAAAACAGAACGTGCTCCGTACACTAATTGCCGCCTCATGTCGTAATAAGGAGAAAAAATCAAAAAAATCTAACAAAACGCCGAAAGCAAGAATCGAACTTGCACAACGATTTTACTCGTTGGAGAGATTAGCAATCTCCTGTGATACCATTACACCATTTCGGCTGATATATTTCAGCGGACAGACTATGCATCCAACAAAAGAAAGGAGGTTTCTGCGGCAAATCAGATACACACGTCTGTCCTGCTCCTGTATTCTATTCTTCATTTAAGCCAGAAAGTTCAAATTCTAGGTACTGTTTGGCTTTCAAAAGGTCTTTCTCTCTTGATTCGCCGTCTTTCCGTCCGGCACGTGCAATGTATTTGACTACATTCCCCAAACAGAAATCTAAATTCCAGTCCTGTATGACTTTGACCGGCTCATATTTGCGACCATCACAGTAATGAGCTGGATGCTCAACGATATCCTTTTTGTTTTTTGAAAATTTTTCACAATTAAGTTTTACACAATGATATTCTTTTTCGCCTGTTGACATATCTTCAATTGTGGTAAACATAGGGCATCCATCACAATGTTTTGGAATATCTTTAACGTCTTTTACTACAAACATCTATTCATCTCCTGTCAATCGCAAAAGTATGTGTTCCGCAAGTTCCCTTGTATCCTCTATCTCTGCTTCAATCAAAACGGATTCTATGCTTCCCGTAAGTTCGTTGTATAGTTCATCATCAATTTTAATCTGCTCTTTAAGCTGCTTGATAAGCCCTGCGCTTATAATCCTATTCCCCATGCTAATTCCACCTCACTGTAGAAATCATATTGGTAAATTATTGAATGTGTTCATCTATTTCAGATACCGCCCTTATTATTATGTCAAATTATATTGACGACGTGGATAACTGTAGTCTACATCTTGAACAAATACGTTGATTTCTCAGGTAGTTCATTGCAGTATTTCAGGACAATCGGTTTCATTGTCTCTGCAAATTCACAATATGCCAAAGTCATCTTCATTTGGTCTTGAAGTTCCATTTCTAACATATCCAGTTCTCCCACAAGTTTGAAAATGTTGTTTACCTCATCAATGCTCATTACGATATCCCCCTTTTAATACAATACAACCGTTTCATCCGGCACTTGCATAAGCAATCTAAATGTGTTTTTGCCTTTTACCGTTACATATGTTCTAACGCCACTGTAACCGCTGTATTTATTCTTAAAATCTTTCATGACAAACAACACTTGTTTTCTGTACGGTTCATATGGCTTTATTATTCCTGCGTTGTCCTTGTAAATGTAACCCTTTTCTAAAATCCATCCTGTAAACTCCGTCTGACTATATCCCAGTTCCTTTGCCGTGTCACGGAAGTTTGTTAAAAGATTGCTGTCAACCAGTGAATTAAAATAATCTGATTTTGGTTTCATTTCTTCCGCTTGTTTCGTCAGTACTCTGTTTTTATCCTCAAGTGCCTTTCTCTCTTTCGCTTCTTCAATCCATCGTTCCGCACGCTTGATAGGGTCATCTATCATGTATGAATCCTGTTTCTGTTGAATTGTGTATCCTCTCTGTCTTCTATTTACATGGTGTTCAGTTATTGTATATTGTATATATATTATTTACTGTGTTATGGTTCATAGCATATATACTTTTAATAACCTTAAAGGGGGCTTTTTGTTTTTTCGGGATTCGTGTGGCTTAGTAGGCGATTCCATCATTCCCACCAATATCCCCCTACCACCGCCTCAGTTCCTTGCCTTTTAGCTCTCTTGGACAAACTCCGGTTTGTTCTATAGAGTGATTCGTGTATATTGCGTTTATCATTCACGCAACCACTATATCTTGTGTTTATGTATCGTCTGGGACAGTCGGTAACTCTTTTCTTGCATTATCTCCGTACAACTGTTCGATTTGTGCTGCCGTTCTTGTCTGCTTTTTCGATACTTCTTTTGACACGCCCGGAAGATTGTACCCATAGTGCTTATTGAGTAATATAGCTATCGCTGTCGGATGATTCATGCTTGTAAGTTTTGCGACAAGTGATTCTTCACGATACACATGTAATTTTTGGTAAATCTCAAAACTTTTATTACTTAATCTTTCGCCACTGTATCTATCCCATGTATGTATAGTCTCTTGATTTATACCAGTGAGAAAAGTAAAGCCGTTTATAGATACTTCTTTATTATTTATCATGCATAAATATATATAATAATTACATATGTCATTTAATAAATCATAATTATATGAATTAAATGTACTATCCATAATGCAATTACTTTCTGTGTAATTATCTTTAGACTTTAATAATTTAGGGTCAGTGAAAACATGTGCATGAATATACATCAGACAGGCGTTCCACCTTGACTGGCTTTCACGTGTGAAATCTTCTATGTTGTTTTCTTCTTTGAACTGTGTAATATAATAATCCATATCACTATTAAAAACTTCGGCGGTCAGTTCTTCGCCCTGTACCCTTTCAACTGCTTTCGGTTCTGCCTTTTCTACTGTCTTTCTTGCCATGCTATCACCTCTTTTCAATCCTAAAAATCAAATAAAAAAACGCCCAACAAGTGCTATTAAAACGGCACTCGTTAGACGTGTGAAATGTCTTGTATTATATTGTTCTTGTGTACACTCCGCAGGCTGCCACGCTCCACGGGTGGAAATATTAAATTGATTTACTGGAATAATACCACAACATGTAGTTATCTGTCAACTATATTTTTTCAATTACTGGAACATATTCACTTGTGTATATTGTTGTATTATATAACTGTTGTATGTATATATATTATACTGTTGTGTATTATTATATTATATATTACATACTGGAAACAGTTAGAAATGTGGGGCGGTTTGTGTCCGCCCCCTTGTTTCTAGTCTTGCAATTCTAAATCTTCGGTGCTGATTCCAAGACTTTGTAGCTCCATTCTGGCAATTCTTTCTTGGTATTCAATTTCTTCCTTGCCGTATTTCTTTATTCGCTGAATACCAACAAATTTTTCAATTGCTACTTTCTTTTGTTCTGATTCGTTCAAATCGTTCATATTTCTCCTTTCTATGTATTTCAGATGTTCCCTATCTGATAATACAATTATAACATAAGTGCATTATATAATCAAGTATATAAGTGCATTATTTTAAATATTTTTCCATCCTTTCTAATTCATTGGAAACAACTTCTTTTATAAAACCGCCCGCCGATTTGATTCCAAGCCGTTTCATGCGTTCCCTCGTTCCTGCTGGGAACACCACATTTATACGGTCATTCTTTTTTTCGTATTCTCTAACGGCTTTTCGTTGTGCTTCGGTTGTTTTTAGTTCCGTTTGTTCCATTATCGTTCACTCCATTCTTTCTTGTGACATTTATATCATTATATAATAAGTGCGTTATATTGTCAATAGATAAGTGCATTATACAAAGTGGATAAAATATAAGTGCGTTATTTGTTTTTATTTTATACTATGTAAGTGCATTATATTATTTGCGTTATAGTTTCAAAAACATAGTGATATCATCCAGAATATAGAGTTCGCTCTTTTCAAAGAATAAAAGTCATGCTATACCGTACATTGATAGTGGTTTACTTATAGTTTTAACTTTAAATATTACTTATAGTTAAAACTGTATCCTATTCCGATAATAAGGACAATTCTCCGCAACAATAATCAATCCGACACTTGCATATCGGCACTTTCGCAGTTCTTCCAGTAGTTTGTCCTGCGTCATGCCCGGATTGGTTTTTCTCACGTATTCAAGCAATTTCTGTATGGTCATGATACACCTCGTTTCAATCTGTAAAATACATTGTCAGCAGTTTCAATTATTGACGTTCCGTATTCGCACATAATCTGGCACACAATTTCTTCCTGCTCAACGGTCAGATTTATGCCATACTCACTCATGTAGGCGTGACATATCTCATGTATCGACACTTTGCGGAACATGGTGTCTGGTAGTCTGTCGAAAATATAAATCGTTCTGTTATCTCTGTCGCACACTCCCATCACGCTTACACCGTCACTTCTCCTTAAAATCGGACTTCCGCAACGTACAAGCCTTATATTCCAGTTTTTATTGTTTATCCGCATAAATTCTACACCTCACATATAAAAAGGGGCATTTCTGCCCCATAAATCAAGCGTTCATCTTTGTCAAAAGCGTCTGTAAACGTGTCTTTATGACGGTACGGCTCGCATTGTCAAGCGTTCCCCACATATCCGTCAAGTCGCTCACTAACTCTTTTGTGAAGTGGTCGAAGTTCTCCTGCGACTTATCTTCGTGATACTTCTGACGTGCTTTCTCGGACTTGCTCACTTCTTTCTCGTGTTCAATCGGTTCGGTGTAATATCTCAATCCCTTTGAAATATCCATATCTCTGTACCATTCCGCAGAATGTTCTTTGAACATCTCTGGTGTCATGCGGTACTCTCCACCCTCTTTCATTTCCTTTGAAATAAGGGCATGATATTCAGCGTCCGACAGGTCTTTTATCATATCCACTACTAAACCAAGTTCCTTTGTATCTACGCATTTAATATCCTGTGATAATTCATCACAAGCCACTTCTGTAAGCGTTTCAACCATTTTGTGTATACGTTCAATGTGCATATTTTATCTCCCCTTTCCGCTTTTTGTAATCGTTGTTTCTGCAACCTCTGATTCCACCGCTATATCCGTTTCGGCTACTGCGGATGCAACTGCCGTAGTTGTTGGCGTTGTGCCAGTGATTGACGCAAGGTTATTGTTTCTGTCACAGCAAATATTCCCAAGAAGACGGAATACACCACTTGTAGGGGATGTTTCCACTCTTGTTGCGTATCGTGTACGTTTCTGAATGTCTGCCGCCACAATCTGTGTGCCATCACAATTTATTAACGGATAAAGTACCGTTCCAGTGCTACCTATCTGCACATACACTGGCATATTGATAGTTGCCGTTGACGGAATACTCTGTGCGGTCACAATGCAGTATTTTGTATCGTCAAGATAACATCCGCTAGGAATTGTGATGACCAAGTTTGAACCGCTAACTGCGATTGCTGTACTTAGCGTGAGTTTTTTGCAAAGTCTACAAGTATTTCTGCAAGCCATAAAATCACTCCTTTTCTGTTTTTGGCGTTTCCAAGCAAAACGCTTTTTGTAATGTTGAATGTAACATAAGTTCGTCTATTGCCATATCTGGAAGTTTCGACATTCTTTCAAGCAATTCGACATAAGATGACAAGCCGTTAAAACCTAGTCCTAACTGGCTTATATCAATCTTCCCAACTTCTTCAAACAATTCGTCTTTTAATTGTTTGTACGTTTTCATAGCTACCTCACTTTCATGCAAAAGGGATAGACTTCTCGCCTATCCCTCAATTCTTGTCAGCCGTTAGGCGAATTAGATTCCTCTAAAAGTTTCAGTATTTTGTTTTGGTTCTCCAGTATTTTTTCAAGATAGGCTTTGTCCTGCTTCTGCAATTCCGACATTATGTCGTCATTATTGCTCTGCTGTTGGTTCTCCATGTAGTTAATCAACTGCAATCCAAAACCTATTATCGTTAAAAAATCAAGAAACTCAAAACTGCTTGATTCTCCGTCGTTTATCATGCACATCCACAGCCACTAGACAGATTGCTTAAAGCCAACGCCTGACTTTGGTAAGGGCTACAAGTCAGATATGATGGTGTCGGTGTCGGCAAAAGCGTACTGATAAGCGTAGCGTTCTGTGCCTGCTGCGACAACTGGAATGCCTGCATCATATTGGTGTCACGCAACCCCTGAATCTCGGACTGACACATTCTGTCAAGGATTCTCTGTACTCCTGCATTCTGTGCATTGATAATATCGCAAGTATTTTTCGCATTTTCATAGCGAACTGCATCAATGTTTCTGTTGGTTTCACAGCAGCACTGCTGATTCTGATACCCTAACTGTGCGATTGCGCTCTGAGTATTATAACCCTGCTGCATTACATTCTGATTTACATTGTTTACCTGTGCCAAGTTATCATATCCAAGCTGACACAATCCGTTTGTGATTCCGTCCAATTTCCCGATAATGGAAGCGGTATCAAACCCTCTTTGAACTGCGCTGTCTGTGTAATCAGACGCAATAGAACGGCTGTTGTTTGCCGACGCAAACATAGAAGCCATAGCAGCCATTTCAGCACCATTACCAACGCCGTTGTTACCTCGATTTCCACCGAAGAAACCACCATTGAATACAAGCAATCCAAAGAAAAGGATTATAGCCCACATCCAGTTATTGTTGTTTCCATCATTTGTATTGACTGGTACAAATTCAGTGTTAGAAAACATAACTTTTACCTCATTTCTTTAATATTTATACATAACCTTGCAAGTATTAGTATCATTCTTTAATTTCTTTTATAGCTCCGTCTACAATATCAACAACATCAATCCCACGTTCAGAAAACATATTCTTTGCTTTCTGTTCTGCATTCCCATCTGCAGCCATACTTTTAGCTTGTTCCCAAATAGGCGCATATTGAGGGTTCTTTTTCACGTATGCATTTATCATTCCAAAAGCGACTTCGCCCGGATTTGCATTGCTTAAAACATTTTTTGCAACTTTTTTCAGTCCACTACTCATTAGTTTCTGCACTATCTGATTTACTTGATTTCCTTGCATTTCTCGTACCACCTTTCAATTCTTGTTTAAGAGTTTCAAATTTTTCGTCAAGATATGCTTTTATGTCAAATTCTTCATTTTTCTCTGCTTGCTGTTCTTCTACAATCTTTTTGTAGACCGCATAATCACTTGAACCAGTATTCATGTTGAGAAACTTTGTGTAAATGTAATCTCCATTTACAAGAGGGAAATATGTTATACTTCCATCAAGTGGTGTTTCCGTAGCTTTTACAGTTTCAAAATCACTAACTATCTTTCCTTGTATTCCAACTGTTTGCTGATTCGGTAATGGCTGTTGATACTGCGGATACTGTTGCTCTAATTGCTGCAATCTCTGTTGCGCATTCATCATTGGATTGTACGGCATATTATTCATTGCCGGCTGATTCCAGTAAGGATTGTACTGTTGCATATGGGTTCTCCTTTGCTATATTTTCTAGCACATCTTGAAAAGCATTTACGGATGTGGCAATACAGCCAACCGGTATTTTCTGCATTTCATGATGTGTGAAAAGTTTTTCCAAAAACTCATCATTGAACATCTTCATCACTTCCTTATGCTTAAATTTTGGCATAAAAAAAAGACGGCGAACCGTCAAACAATCGTAACAAAACAGTAAAAATAACGTATTTTCGAATAAAATCAATCCCATTCTTAAATTTTCCACTTCCTATTGTAGCCCCGATTTACTGTAGTAAGGGGAAAAAGATAGTTTTTTTAAAAAGTGACAAAATATATCAAGATTTCATCACCTTTTATAATTATCTTTTCAATACATTCTTTGAGAACTTTGTTTTTTTCCCGACTTGTCAAATCATCCCATACATCCGATATCCTCTTAATATCGTTTATTGCACGTATATCCGTTTTGGCTGCCGATTCCTGCTCGATTTCCAATTGCTCTTTCAATGTTTCAACACGTTTTTCTTCTTCCATTACTAAATCTAGCAGATTCTGACTTTCATTTTCAACGTAAAGAGAATAGTATTTCTTTATCTTTGCATTAGCTTTCTGTATTGCGTCTCTAATCTCTTTTACGCTGTCTTTCTTTTCATGTAAGTCATCTATGCGGATTGAAAAATCTTTAAAAGACTTTTCAACTTCGGATTCAACATCTTTTGCCATTACCATTGTGTCACAGTTTTCAGCACGTTTCATATATTCCTTGCTGCTAAGTCCATAATGCGAATAGCAAACCAACTTGTGATAATCTTTACCCCATTTTTGGTATCTCATTCTTGCCCCGCATTTTCCGCAATAGCATAGTCCTGTCAGCATATTATCATTATTTATATGGGAGTTTGTCGTGCGTTGCATCATGCAACGCATAGCTTTGTCGTATACTTCTTTATCTACGATTGGTTCATGCAATCCTTTGTATACTTCCCCTTTGTACTCAATCAATCCTATGTTAGATTTTCGTTTGAGCATTTGTGCAACAATACGCTCACCTTTCAATCCTAGAATTGACGATATACTATTACAAGAATAACCGTCAATGTATAGTTGATATGCCTTTCTTACATTTTCCGCTTCATCTTCCTTAGGATGGAGAATACCGTCGTTTCGGTCATAATAATATCCATACGGTGTCCTTCCACCGCCCATCCACAATCCTTTCTTGACGCGTTCCACCATCCCTGCCCTTGTTCTCATGTATATAACTTCACGTTCATACTGGTTCATGGCAGCGTTCATAGTGACCATCATCTTGTCCATAGGGTTTTCAGTCCGGATATCCTCTGTCATAGACACGATATTAACATCATAGCTTGGCAAGACCTTATACAGCAACGTCAACGTATCTATAACATCCCTTGACATTCTGTCTAGTTTGTATATATATACCGTCTTAATCATGCCATTGCTTGCGTCAGATAGTAGCTTGTTTATCTCCGGTCTTTCCATCTTGGCACCGCTATAACCACCATCAACATACCATCTGCTTATCGTTATCTTGTTTTTTTCGCAGTATTCAGTTATTTTTTGACGTTGTACATCAAGACCATACTTTTCTGTTTGCGCCTCTGTAGAAACTCTAAGATATGCCACGTTCCCTTTTTTTGCTGTTAGGTTTTCTCCTTTCATACGTTCCACTCTCCTTTTTAAGAGAATGGGATTGATGTTTATTCAATCCCATTTTAAACTATTCGTTTCCTTTTGTCAATTTACCGGAAATAAGCTCTTTCACTCTTTCAATGTGTATTTCAAAGTTCTTAACATCATCTTCTGACACTCTCTTTCCGTCCACATAGATAATTGCTGTCATATCAAAAACCTCCAAAAAATCAATTATTTTTCTTCTGATAACACGTTTTTTCTTGGTTACTGTGGACGTGCAGACACCCATTTCATAAGATATCTGTACATCCATATAACCTTTAGCAATCAATTCAAACAGATTTGATTCATCCTCTGTAAAGTTGCAGTTTTCTTTTAATAATTCAAGGTCTGACCGGACTAATTTGTCCAGCCTTAATTTCATTATATAGTCCTCTCTTAATATTTTATGCTCATAATTTACCAACTATGCACGGATATTCCGTTTTCTTGCTGTGTAATTCTACCTTTCGCAATATTCTTACAGGCATTGTCGTAACACCGTTTGCATAAGTGCCTGTTCTCGTATAGTTCTTTTGAGCCACATATGTAGCACATTCCGTATGTCGGTCTTTCATATCGTTCAAGATATGCGCCGCGTCTTTCTTTCGCTTGTTTCCTTTGCTTTACAAGGCATATACCGCACCTTGTCTTTCCGTTCATTGCTTTTCGTTTGCCACATGTGACACATATTCCATCGGCTTTTCTTCTTTGAGCCGTAGTATTCTTCCTTTTATTCGTTTTAAGTGATTCTTTGTTTTTATAGTACCGAAGCCTTTTGGCATCTAAACACTCATAGCATTCAACATGATGCGGTTCTGCTTTGCGCTTCTGGCATGTAGGGCAAATGCCGATTTCCTTAAACATTTCATAGGTTTCTTTTCTATAGCCCAATTTCCGTCATTCCAATTCTCTTTTCCGTTTATCTTCCAGACTGTCGAGAAGTGCAAAGACAAGTTTCTTTGCAAATTCAGTCTTGTATTTCTCACCGAACGCTATAGATTCTTCGGTTACGCTCTTCCAGTATTCGTCATCCTTATCGGGTATCCAGTATTTTTGACATAGTGACCAAAATTCTGTAAACATCTGCCATTCTTCGCTGTTTTTCTCAAATCTTTTACTTGCCATTATTCACTCCCATCTTCGCCGCCCCCATTCTCCAACATAGCCAAATGCCCCTCAATCGTACTAATTGCCGATATGTAGCCTGTCGCATAATCACAGTTTTCACAATTCATTGCTTTCTCTCTCATGGACTTCATTTCGGTTTTTAGTTTTTCCGCATTTTCAAGTGTTTTAATACCCATGTCAACGCAATCATAAGTAAAACTGTTAAAACTTGTCTTATTCATTTTATCTTGCAGTTCCATAAACAACCTTAAATTTTCCAGTCCAGTTATCGCATTTCCACTTGTCATTCCTCATCACCCCACTTCAATTTCTGACCGCAATTCATACAGTGTTTCTTGCCTTTGTAGAATCGGTTGTATTGTGTGCTACAAGTAGGACACTTATATGTGATTTCGTTGTCAATATCTGATTTCCCGATTGCTATCATTTTCTTTGGCTTTTGCCTTGATAGTGCTTCGATTGATAGTTTTATAACCTCGTAATAATCGCCTATAACATCTTTGTAATCTTTGATTTCTAGTCGTTTTTGAAGTTCTTCAATTGCTTTTCCTACTGTCATTTGTCATCACTCCAATCTATTTTAGTTCCACATTCTCTACAGTATTTATCTCCGATACACACACGCTGTGCAAATTCTCGGCAAACTCCGCAGTATATCATATGATGTAATCTACCAGTATTAAGCCGATACTTTGTATGTATAGGTTTTACTGATTTTTCTTCTTCCATTTTTATCACACTCCTATCCAAACGGATTCTCATCGTTTATGTCAATTTGTTGAAACTCATCTTTGCACCATCCGTATTCCCTGTGCAAGTCATCCCCCTGTCCGTAGATACGCTTTGATTTTGGGTCATAGTTTAGCACGTAGCCTTGCAGATATACCTTTCCGAACAGACGATTCTTAGCAACCTTGCAAAGCCTTTGGTCATCTGCTATGTCTTTGTTCCGCTCATATGCAATGTGCAGTGTCGCAAGGTTCGTAATGTCGGCAGAACCGCTAACATCATCGTTCACATCATCCGAAAAGCTGTCTTTCCTCTTGTGTACCACCAACAATATCAACGCATTGTGCCTTAGTGCCATTTTTCGCAGATTGTCTACAAATGTACTCTGTCTTTCATACTTGTCGCTCCCCTTAACACCCTCTAGGCTGATAGCTGTCATAAGGTTGTCCAACAGAACCACTTTAACGCCGTACTGCATAATCACGTTTTCGGTGATGTTCAAAAGGCTGTCCATTTCCTCACCGTCAATAACGGAATTGTCATACAGAAAGCATTTATCCCGATACCATTCGCCTATAAATTCCTTATTCGATTTCGATACATTATATTGCGTATCTCCCCATTTGTTCTGATACTCAATTATGTGCCGTCCACCTGCTATCTGAAAATCAATCCATGATTTAAACAGATAGTTTGGCAGTTCTCCGCTGTACGCAAAGCACTTGTATCCCTGTTCAATGGCATTTATAAGTATCTGACTTGCAAGTGTTGACTTTCCCGAACCGCTTTTACCAGACACAAGGACTACACCGCCAAACGGCAAACCGCCGTATAGAAGTCTGTCAATCTGACGTATTCCAGTGTTCAATTTTGGTATCTTGAATATGTCAACATCTTCCACATCCGCAAGCTCTATCACTTGTTTTATTGGCACAAGTACGGCATTTTCAACGCATTTCACAATCTGCTCTTTCCCATGCTTTTGTAAAATCTCGTTAGCGTCTTTGCAACCTTTGTAATCTTCTTCTCTGACGTGCTTAACCTTTGTTTTTAGGCGCTTCGACAGTTCATCCAGTAAAGTTATATGCCCTTTCTCGTAATCGCCAAATATGACCACTTCCTCAAACTGGTTTACCCAGTTCCAACAATATGGTATCCATGTGAAACCTTTTGCACCATTAGGAACACTTACGGCATTTTGTATTCCTGCCGTTGCTACTGCCAACGAATCCGCTTGACCTTCCGTAATTACAAGCCTTGAAAAATCTTTGCACTGTTTCATCCCGAACAAAATCGGTTTTGAATCTTTCTCAAACCATTCCTTGCATTTGTCTTTATTTGCGTCAAAATCGGTTTTTCTGTACTTAACCCCAACAAGTATACCCTTGCTGTCATAAAATGAAAATACGAGGACGTTAGCGTGGTCAGAACGCACTGTAATCTCATATTCGTTTGCGACTTCTTCACTTATCCCCCTGCTTTCCAAATATGCAACCGCTTCTGGCTTTGGCTTAACTGGTTCTTTTAACTGTTTAAAGTTTTTATATTTCTTCTTCGGTCTGTAGTATTCGTCCACCATGCCACCAAGTGAAAAATCAAAATCCCTTGAAAGGATAACCATGTTCCCAGTAACACCGCAACTAGAACGGAAACATTTATGCTGTCCAGTCTTTAGATTTATGGCAAATGTATTCTTATCATTTCCGTTTGCACCGCCTCGGCAGTACGGACAATATTTGAATTGTAATTCATCCCCCTTTGGCTTTGCCTCGATTCCGACTTCTCTGGCGAACCGAAAAGCGTCATCCTGCTTAAACTCATACATCGCTTACACCTCGTACTTGTTTATTTCTGCTATTTCTTCCTCGCTTAGTTCTCCATAGTCAAGATTTTCTTCATCATCTATCACTCCTCTCTTTCTCAGGCTGTCGTATAAATCTTTTGGCAGATTCTTGAACCGCCCTTGTGAATTTTCCAACGGCTTATCTTTCTGCTGTGGCTTTGGCTTTATAATCTGCTTATGTTCGTTTCGTGGTTCAAAGATTCCTCGCCATCCCTCACTGATTGATTGCTCTATGGTTCGTATAGCCAAATCAATATCCAAACTTCCGTCATCTGCCGTACAAAACTTTCTGACCTTTTTCACATTCAGTTCGATTGACTTTTGTGTCGTAGGTATCTTTGCTGACTTCCTCATTTCCAGATAATCAACAAATGTCTGTGTAAGTTCGTCACTCTCTGGAAAATATTTCTCATCACTCTTTTTCTTAGTTACGTTAGTAACTTCTTTTTCTTTCTTTTCATTCTTAACATTCTTTATATTCTTTACATTCTTGTTTGTGGGGAGTTGTTGTCCATCGGTTGTGGCAGTGGTTGTCCTTTGGTTGTCCATTAGTTGTCCTTTGGTTGTACCATCGATTGACCCACAATCTTGATAAATGCCGTAATTTATAACGGTTAGCGTTGCCCCATGCGTTGTCCTCTTTTGCGTTATCATATTGTCACTTTCGAGGGCATTTAAGAACCTCGAAACTTTCTTCCTATCCCACCCCCATCTGTCAGCCAATCCCAGAATACTTGTCACGAATTGACCTCTTTCTATCGTCCTCAATTTTCCGTCAACCAAAATTTTCTTTTCGGAATGATTAGCCGTCAGCAATAAGTCAATCCATGCACTTCTTTCATCAAATGGTTTCCCAGATTCCCATATCCATGACTTTTGTATCTGTCTGTATAGTTTTATCCAACCACTATCTTTCACTCGTTATCACGTCCTTTGATATATTTAAGCGCATGGTGCAAGGCAATTATGCAAGCAGCATTAACCATTCGTGTCGTGTTATGATTTTTTCTCGACACCTCATACTCTCTTACTACTTGCTCATACTCTTTTTCACACTTTTTTTGTATTTCATCCATCTCTTTAGTAGTTAGCATATTTTTATGTATCATCATTTCCACTTCCTTTGATAATCTCAATCACTTTATCTACTGGAATCAAATAAATTGGAGTATCAAACCCCTTGTAGGTTTTGGCAGAGTATGATTTTTTTATATTCTCTATAAGCTTGTCCACATCAAATGCTGTCGGCTGTCTCTTAACCATAGGGATAATATCTCTGACAATTTCCATTGTACTTCTTGGCGTTCTTATCTTTTTTTCAAGTTCATCAATAAGTAAATCAGCGTTAATTAACCTCATTTAATCACTCCTTTAACAATTCTGTATTGTCGAAAATGTTTCCAATAACCTCAATTCTTCGTTTTGTAGCCCAAAAATAAAGTTCGTTTCTAAAGCCCATGTTTTCAAAATCGTCGCTGCCAACAAACCATTGTCCGTTTTTGAAAGATACTTCCCCGATTGGGTTTTCTTTGTAACCCATGACGGAAATAATATCGCCGTCAAAAATCATGGCACCATTCACATCTTTGAACCCTGTGAACTGGCACACTGTGTCTAGTCTTATTCCTACCATGTCTGGAATATTATTTATCATTCCACGCATGATATATCCTTCATTCCATATCTTGTAGAAATACCCATACACCCATTTTCCATTGTCAATCCGCTTTCCACGAAACAATATCTCTCTCATTACTCAAACACCTCAAATTCTTTCAATATGCAATCGGCACAATATTCAACACCGCCTGCGCAATCATACCGATATAATTTATCAACTTCTTCTCCGCAACAATCACACGTCAGCACCTTTACATTGCGGTTTTTACATCTGTCTCCGATACATGGATATAATTCTGTCGCACAACTGACGCAACGATTTTCATATGTAATCATTCCTTATCATCTCTCTTTCCAAAAATCAGCATGAATAATTTCCAAAGCAATTTCAATATCAGACAGAAAATAAGGATACAAAACATTACTATGCTTAAATACCATGTGCAAAGAAATATCAATATCTCAAGTATTATGATTCCACCTATGTTTATGATTCCATACGTGCTTTCAAGTGCCATACATTCCCACAAGAATACACACTTGAAAAATTCAACCACACTCGATAATACAAACTCACAATCAACTATGTCATCATCGCCTAACCCAACAAAAGCAATCGGAACACCTACCATCATTGTAATTATCAGATATGCTACTATTACATCTTGCCACGTCATTTATTTACACCTCGCTTTTAATTTATACCGCCTTTGTGTCCTTTCATTCCGGCACTTCGTAATGCCGAAAAAATAACTCTTTCTGCGTACTCTTGGCTCATATCTCTGTCCATCGTTATATCCATGCGAATATACCAATTTTTCTTTTTGTAATCATCTGTTTCAAATCCATCAATAGGACTGTGTTTTGCAAATTCTGTCATTTTACACCCACTTTCAAAAGTTCCTTAAACTTCTCAAACTGTTTCTGCGATACCTTGTTGTTGGATTAAACATATTTCCAATGATAACCGTGAGAAGTTTTATAAACTCCTCGGCACGCACTTCTAATATTGCTAGAGTTTATTCCTGTTTTTCTTTCTACATCACGACTGTTGTAAAACACAACTCCTGTTTCAATGCACATAACAGGCTTTTGATTATACATATTATTAGTTCTTGTTCTGCTGCTATTAGCCTTGCAGCTCCCATAATTCACGTTATACTTGCAGTCACACCATTCCAAATTTTCTACGCAATTATTTGTTTTAATTTCATCCTTGTGATTTATCTGCGGATAATTATTTGGATTCGGAATAAACGCCTCTGCGACAAGTCTGTGAATTAAAAATGATTTCTGCTTATTATTTTTCGTTAGGCATATTCCTAAATATCCTTTTTTTCTTCTTGATGGGTGCATAATCTTTCCTGTATAGTTTTGAAACATATCATTCCAACTGTTATATATTTTTCTGTCCATACTTCTTACTCTACCTAAGTTTGAAATCTGATAATATCCCTCAAATTCAGGTATATCTTTCCATATTTCTTCCAATAAAATCACTCCTTTCTTTGGTTGTTATCGTTATAGAAGTTCAAAAAATCATTGAATTTACTCAACGCTTTCTGCTGATTTTTAGTCGGTGGGCTTGATTTCGCCTTGTATTCCAAGTGCAAGTCAAACAAATGGCTAATTTCTTTAGATGCGTTTTTGTACCCTTGTCTCAATCCATCTCTATATCCTCTGCTTTCACGATATTCATTTATCTTTTCTTTCCCTGCACCTTGACCGCCAGCAGTTTTGTTGTACCGACATTGATATCCTTGCTTTGTATATTCCAATATCCAGTATTGTTCCCATTTGTCTAGTTCATTTTCTGGATAATACAAAGCATTTATCTTCCACCCATACGGATTATCTTTTTCATCATATAATCCTCTCTTTTTCAAACTGAGGTCTATATGTTGATATCCAGACAGGTGTTGTGCCACTCTGCCAAGAACAGAAACGGATGCTTGCCCTATGTAAAAATAGCCTATCCCATCTTCATCAATTCTTGTCAGAAAATAAATGCCACTACGGTCTTGTAAATAAGGATTCACTTTTAAGACACGTTCCTTATTCTTCTTCTCGATAGCGTAAATCTGTCTGTAATTAGGTTTGCTCATAATCATTACCTCTCTTTGCCTTTAATCTATCATCACATTCCATCTGCCTTTGCTTATATATTCTCCGTATTTCTTTACAATATCTTCTATGTCTAAGTTTCGTCGCCACTTCACACGACACAGTAACATAGGACGAACATAAGGGCGGATGGCAATAATGCTCATATGTTCCGTCTGCAAGTCTATATAACTTATGGCAATGGCAAGACAAACATTTTTTGTAATTAAGTTTTTTCACTTACCACACCTCGCTCTCATAACATTCTGTAAATTCTATAAATTTCAATAATTGCAAATTTAAGTAATATCATAGTGATGGTTACCTTATCCCATATATCTAGTTCCATATCAATCTATTCCACCTCACAATTTTTTTGATAGTTCCAACAATTCACTACGCAACAAAGTTATTTGCCGTTTTATCGAACCTTTGCTATCGTGATGTGATACTTCATAACCTCTGATTTATTCTCGCAGAAACTTCCAAAACATGGAACATACGGATAGCCTTTTCTGTGGCAGTACCACAACTTAGAGTTTTTGTCCTGAGATACCTCGTGTGTCATTATTTTTTATTCCCATCTCGCAACATCAAACATATTTCAAGTGTCTGTCCGTTCAATGCAAGCGTAGTGTGAAATGCAGGACATTCTTCTCTCATGCAAGGCATGAAATATTCGTTTTCAAATGCTTCACCCTCAACTGTTGCTGATAACAGTCTTTCTTTTCGCTTTCTAAAAGGACATACTTTAAGTTCTTTATGTGAATCCATATATATCTCCTCTCTAACCATCATATTTCCGATTTTAGCCACTTTGCGACTACCAACCGACAAATTATCGTTAAGCGACTAAAAATCGGATATGGGACCTTTCTGCGTGTTACATAAAGTCAAACAACGTAGGTGCTGTGATTTCGTTTTCTGCCGACTGCAAATACCCCAATGCGTCTCTAAAATAATCGCTGTTTAACTCACACATATATCCTATACGTTTCATTTTGATAGCTGACATAGGTACTGTACCTAATCCACCAAATGGGTCATACACCAAATCTCCCTCGTTTGAATATCTGTTAATGATTCTTTCTACAATATCTAGTTGGAGAGGGCAAACGTGCATTTGCTTTCTCCTATTGCTTTGTTGCGTGTTTAATGTCCTCATTCGGTTTACATCGTCCCACACTTCCAACTGATTCCATGAACCGGGGGCAACCACCATAAATATAGCTGGCAACTTTCCGTTTTCGTCCAGTTTCTTTGCAAGTGCAACGTGTTCTTCATAGTTATAAACATTTTCCCTAGAAAATTCACGATAGACTGCCTGCAAATTTTTCACAGGGACTTCCTCTAATTCTTCCTTGCTTATAAGCCTGTCTCCGCTACTTCTCCAATAAGCGTGTGCGTCAATCTGCCACTGTGCCCTTGTATAATCCTCTTTGGACTTTGATACTGGCTCATCGGCATAAGCCTTTGTTCTATCCGTCGGAAGTTTACGGAAAAGCAACACATATTCTGGACAACCTACACCCATCTTTGAACCATCTTTGCATTGTTCCGTCCAACCTAATCTATATGTTTGGTTGTTTTCTCTGACAACGTCTGTGACAACTGTAATCATTCCAAAATACTGAAAACCATGTCTCATATAATGCTTTATACAATCTGCATGAAAAGGCTCGATTGTCGGCATACCAGTTCCAGTAGCATTCCCAAAAAGAACTCTGTCTTTCACATGGATAGCCGCCACTCTACCCGGCTTTAACACTCGCAATAATTCTGGTGTCAAAAAGTCCATCTGTTTGAAAAACTCATCGTCATTCTCATTACAACCAAAATCGTTGTAATTAAGACTGTACTCATAATGGTTTCCAAATGGAATTGACGTATGTATTAAATCAATGCTGTTATCTTCCATCTTCCTCGTGTGTTCTACGCAATCATTATTCACCGCTGTATACTTTTCTCCTGTGACAATCACTTCTTCAACACCCATCTTTCTGTTTAACTGCTCAAATCGGTTTACATTGTTTAATCCATATTGCTTAACAATCTCTATCATTTTAGCAACCATTTCATCATGCCTTTTCCACTTATCAAGCAACACGTCTTTCACTGTACGTTCACTTTCCATATAGATAATGTCAATGATTACCTTTTCATCTTGCAAAAATCGGTAACATCTGTGTATAGCCTGTAAGAAGTCGTTTGCTTCATAATCAATTCCAAGAAATATCTCTCTGTGACAATATCTCTGGAAGTTACAACCGCTACCACTTAATGATTTCTTCGTGGCAAATAGCCTTGTCCTGCCTTCTGAAAAGTCAATAACACGCTTTTCTCTCTCGTCATAGTCGAGACTTCCCCAGATAGATACAACCTCTGGGATGGCCTTTTCTATGGCGTGTCTTTCGGCTTCTCTGTCGTGCCACAATACAAAATGGTCGTCTGGACTTGCATTGATGATTTCAACCAGCTTTGCAACTCGCTCATCTATCGAATTTCCCTTTATATGTGAAGCTTCTTTCAGTCCAACACTCGCTTCATTGAAAAGTGTAAACTGTCCATATCTATCAGTTTCTTTTCCATATTCAATCGGAATCTCGTGCCACCTCACTTCTAACTCAGGCAACACATATCCGTCATCGGAATATTCGGGATTTAAATCTGACGGCTTCGTGCAAAATAACGCCCAACTGCTAATCCATAACCAAAACTCTGTCTCCCTGTTTGGATATAAGGTTAAATTGTTCGCCTTTGTGCTGTCTCTCTGGAAAAACCTTGTTAAAGCCTGTCCAGTAGGCATAACCTCTAAATAGCCTGCATAGTGAATCAGTTCCTTATATTTGTTTGGAGATGGTGTAGCTGTTGCAACCATCTTATAAGGCACTCCCTTGAATTTATCTAGGAATGTCTGATACGTCTTGCTGCCAAAACTTCTTAAAACGCTTGCCTCATCTAATGATGTAGCCATAAAGTATGTAGGCTCAATATCACCATCTCTTACTCTTTCGTAATTTGTAATAACAATTTCAGTTGTAGAATTTTTCACATCTTCCATTGTTTTCACATACTGCGGTGCTTCATATCCTAAAACTTGCACTGAATCTCTTGTAAATTCCTGTTTTACACCTAAAGGGCATACAAGCAAGGCTTTTCCACCAAACTTATTTGTGACTTGATGTAGGAACTCTAACTCTTGTACGGTCTTGCCTAATCCGTAGCTTTCAAATAAAGCTCGTTTTCCACCTCTTAATGCCCATCTCACAGCTTCTTTTTGGTGTGGCATGAGTGCCGAGTTTATTTCACTTTCCGACACCTCAAAGCCTGTCTCTTTTGCAATGTCAATTTTCGTCTGCAAAAACTCTGTATAATTCATAATCTTCTAGGAGTAAATCATGATTTATTGTCCGGACAAACCTCTTACTCCTTTCTGCTTTTATCTCAATACCTTATTCATTTTCAACATAAACATCTATCATTGCACCGTTATATCCACATTTACCGCCATTATCTCCACAATTGACAAATGCAACGCATTTTTCTTTGATGCATGGTAAAAAATATGTTACTGTTATATCTCCGTTTCCTACCATCATTGCTTTTCTTTCTTCCTTTTGCGGAAGATAAGGGCATAATTTTAATTTTTTACCCATTTAAAACCTCCTAATTGAACGGCAATTCATCGCCGATACTGTCATCAATGTGCATGAAATCATCATCGCTTGTCTGCGGTGATGAATTTTGATTGTTCTGATGCGTTGCTTTACTTTCACAAAATTCCTGTTCCTCAACAACTACATCTGTTGTGTAAACCTTGTTACCGTCTTTGTTCGTATAGCTTCCTGTCTGTATTCTGCCAGTGGCAGCTATCTTTGTACCTTTATGCAAATATTTTTCTGCAAACTCACCTAACTTGCCAAATGCTATACAGTTGATAAAATCAGCCGATGGCTCGTTGTCACGCTTAAATTTTCTGTCAACAGCAAGTGTATATTTTGCAACTGCTGTGTTATTCTGACCGCCATATCTTACTTCGGGGTCTTTGGTTAATCTGCCTATTAAAATTACTTTATTGATAAGTCATTCCACCTTTCTATTTATTGTTTGCTTTTCTCGTCACGCATTAAAATGTCGTTAAACAACTGTGCGTGTTTCCTGTCAACCCTTGCTATTTTGCAACCACAATACTCACAATACTTCATGCAAGGGTGTTTTTCTAAATCTTTCATCCCCATATAGCAATTCCCACATATCCATTTCCCGTTGTATTCATCATCTTTTAAGATTGGAACAATATTTCCTTTTTCGTCATGGGAATATGGTAAACGTAGGAACAAAGGCTCAATCCCATTTACATCTTCCATATACACCTCACTTTCTAAAATGGCACTTCCGACAAATCAACTGTCAGACCTCGCTCTGCGACATACACATTTGCGTTTCCTGCGACTTTTTTGACCTCTGTGAGTATTTCTTCCTTGTCTGCGTTAGATGTGCTTAAATGGCACACTATGACGTTTCTAAGGGCATTTGATACGTTGTCTTTCACTATCCCTATCGTCGTGGAAAGTTCTGCGTGACCACGAGCGACATGGGAGTAGTTCTCTTTATCCCTGTCAACCATGCTTTTACAGTAATTGCACTCTACCAACAAGATGTTGATTTTCTGCTTAGCGAAACTCACAGGGATATACTCAAAGTCCGTAGCATAAACCATTCTCTGTCCATCTGGACAAACTACATAGAATCCACAGCAAGCTACATTGTCGTGTGGGACTTCAAAACTTTGCACCTTAAACCCTCCAAATTTCCTCGCTTGACTTTTGTTTGTTTCCAGATAAGGTGTAAAACAGTCAATCCCCATTCTCTGAAACTCTGGTAGACTTCTTGCATGGTCTAGTCAAAGATGACCATGAGTTACAATAGTCCCCTCTACGTCCGATACGTTGTAATCAATCGCTTTCATAATCTCTGACTTTTTTAAGCCTAAGTCCAAAAGCAACATCTTTCCGTTGTCGGATTTTAAAATGTAGTTATTCCCGCTACTTCCTGTGCCTGTGCAATATATGGTCAAGTTACATCACCTCCCCATTGTTCAGCCATAGCCTTTGCAATTCCATGATATGTTTTACTTCTTTCTTTTTTTTACTCTAGGGTCTTTCCATGATAAAATTTTTCCGTTTTCATCACGAACACACCAACTCGGTCCTGAATACCCACCAGACTTCCCTTTGCTATGTATGATTTCCGGCTCCACTATTTCCGTTGGTTTTAAAGGTTTTAATCCTTTCAGCCACAGACAAGTTTTTTACTAACTGGACTTCCAAATTGAAAAGGCTGTATAATGCAATCTGGCTTTCGATATTCCGTTGAAATAATGCCTACTGGATTTTCTATTGCAATCTTTTCACAATCAGCATTAACAAACTGCATAAAAAACTCTATTGCTTGTTTCCGTTTTTCAAATCTCTGTATTGCCTTTTCTCCATATCGTTCAATGTTGTAATATCTGTTAGCCGCTACTGTCAGATATGTACAAGGTGGGTGTGCTATAATCAAATCCCACTTTCCGTCAATTTTATGTTCTACTCCGTCTACTGTCCGAAAACTGCAATTTCCATTCAGTAAAGGTAATACATCTGTCTGTATATGCCATTCTTCGTGACCTCCGCTGCAAGGTTCAATGTCACAAGAATATGCTTCGTGTCCTAGCTTGCGAAACTCTATACACACTCTTTGACTTTCCTCACAGGCTACTAATACTTTCAAAACTCAATCACACCTCACTTTCCGAAACTACTTATTTATAAAATTATTCTGATTCCTTGTTCTCTTTTTCATATTCCAACGCTTTCTGTTGTAGATTTTCTAGCAACTTAGGAATATTCATTCTCTTAATGGTGTCTACTGCCAACTGGTCTTTTAAGTTCTGCTCAAGTGTCTTTATAACAGTATCTTCTGCATCTTTTTGAGCCTTTTTAACCATTTCGCTAACTTGTGCAGATAATGTTTTGTTAAGGTATTCTCTTATGCACTTTTCTGAAATTGAATATTGCTTATCGGAATCGTACCTCGCAATAGAATAATCTTTGTCATATATTTTCCTTGTAAGATATTTTTCAAATTCCAATCCGACAAACTCGCTAATTGGTATGTACTCAACCTCGTCTCCCCATGTTGATTTCTTTCGAGGAATTTTAATTTTCTCGATTGAATTTTGCGTTACAACATCTAAGAAATCTTCAACTCTTTGTCCGATAATTTCCGTAGCTTCACTCAATTTCTCTGCAATAGCTGTATCTAACTTTTTCGTCACTTCATCTGTTGTCTTTTTTAACAGTTCGTCTTTCACGCCTTTTATGACTTGTTCTCTGATTTCATCATCAATCGAATAATCTTCATCAGATAACCAGTCCAATTCTACTTCAATATTAAATTTTGCCATTTTATTATTAACCTCACTTTCTGAAAAATGTTTCCCTCACGTTTACAACATTTGCACTCATAGCGTATTCAATGGAAACTGATGGTCTTTCTGACGGACAGCAGATAAAGTCGCTACAAACGCGTGGTTTTGATTCATATATGGTGCATTTATGCGTTTTCTTGCTATCGTCCAGAAATGGACACGTCATATCCAAAATAGGCTGTGCAAGTGGTATTGATACACCATGTTTACATTCCTTGATATTGTGTACCTTAATGTAACTGCGGATTTCCTTTATTTCTTCGTCTGTCATAGGTAAAATGTTACTGCAGCACTCGCCACATTCCGTACACTTTCCATTGTCCGTAAAATCGTAAGTGCCGTTGTTAAAATCATTCAGCATTTCTGCTATGCTTGCGGTTTTCATTTGAACTCACCTACTCCTTTTATTCCTGTGAATATGCTAGGCGGCATTGGCAGTTTGCCGGAATATTGCTCAATCGGTTTCCAAATATGCAAGCAGTATTTTACATTGTTCACATACTCGCTTTTCGGTGGGTGATACTGTACGCAACATTCATCAGCATTAAAGAACATATCCTTTAACTCGCACATTTCTTCCCAAGTCGGCATACGGCTCTTTCCGTCAATGCTTATATGTTCCCAACCACCGCCAAAACTCCAAATAACCGTCATTCCTTTTTGATAGCCTTTTGTGAAAACTCCCATACCGCCGTCAAAGCCTGTTCGTATAATATTGAAATCTTTCCTTGCGTCCAGTTCAGTTAATAATGTTTTAATATTTTTCATACGCTACACCTCGATTTCATCGTCCTGCGGAAACTGAAAGACCTTGCAAGCCATGTAATATCCACTCGGATAAAACTTCTCAAACATTTGAGCGTTATAAAGCGTTAAATCATCGTCTTTCGCTATCTTGCTTTTATCAATTTCTGGAAATTTAACATAATTTCCTTTTCCGTAAGCCTCACGCAACATTTCCATAGCCTTGATTGCCTTTTCTTCGGTGGAGTATTTGGCAATAACGCTTGCCATAACATTCTCCGGGCAATCAGCTACGGTTTTCATTGCAACAATTTCATTGCTTGCTGTTTTTCCGATTACAAAATTTTCATATGGTATATCTAATGTCCCATCTTGACTTATCACACGCATAATCAATCCCCCACATCTGCCACAACAAAATCTTCCTTGTTGGCGTTCTGCTCAATAGTACTCTGTACGGATTCCATCATGTCATCAGCCGAATATTCCTTAAAATCTCCGTCAATGATTTCATCAGAGGTGTAAATCCCCATTGAGATTTCCGGGCAATTCATTCTTGAGAAGAATGACGCTGCACGATACCTTAACATTACTTCCGGCATGGTTTTCCATTTGCTACCATTCTTTGAAGTCCATCCCTCGGCATTTGCCATATCCATATCAATTACCGGTCCTTCTACTCTTCTACCGTCTTTCGTAGTCCAACACTGGCATGAAAACGGTTTATTCTTTTCATCACGCTTTAAGTCAAATTGCAGTTCCATGTCATACTTACGGCTTGCGTTAATTGTTCCAATAAGCCATTTCGCATTCCACCCTGGCTTCCCTTGTATAACGTCAAGATTCTGCATTACCAAAAACGGACTTGTCTTCATTCTGATAGAAATATCAATCGCAATCATGCAGTTTGCTTCATTCTTCTGATACTCTTTTGGAACAAGCGTAGACTGTGATAATGCTTTCGCCATCTGATAAGCCATTGTAAAATTGTCGGATGTTCCAAAAATTCCAAGGCTAAAGTCTGTAACCTTATTTGCTACCGATTTCACTTCTTTCTTTTCTTCTACTGCTACCTCATTCTTTGTTTCGCTCATTTTCTATTCCTCGCTTTCTTTATTCTCAACATACAAACTTCCGTCTGCGTTTAATCTAGGTGTAATTCCACCCTTGGAATAACTACTAAAAATTACATATTGCACTCCTGTTTTTTCATCAACCCATATTGATATACATTCGTTGCCCATACTGGAAACAGTATTTTCTCCTATTGTGTCAACAGAACAACCAATAAGTCCAAAACATAAACCAATCACAGACAAGATAACAATAATTTTCTTTTTCATTCTTCCACCATCCTTTACCAAAGTCCATCATTCAAATCTGAAATACTTATCATAAGTCCATCTCTTTCTCTGTTTTTCAGATACTTTTCTTTGTCAATAAAACATAATTCTGATTTGTTTACATCTTTTCTGTCTACCGCAAATGCAAAAATCAATCCCTCTTTTTCCATTTGAGTTTTCAGAAATGACAAGGAAACTTCTATCATTGTTCTTGTTTCATCTGTCATTTTCCCACCTCGCTTAAAATCTGTTCTACAATCCTCTTGCATTGCTCGATACAATAATCTAATGTGCGAATAGGATTGTCCTCATTGCAAATTTTGTAATATCCAATTTGTTCTAATGACAAGATACTTCCCATTGCCTCGCTATCCTCTGCATACAATTTCTTTGCAGTTTCAAAATCATATCCGTCGCAAGCGTGCGCACAATCAAAACCTATCCACCATGTATCTTTATCTGATTGACTGTATAAATCCTTTTTGCTATATGTAAGTCCACAATGACAATCTATAGGAATATCAATATAAGATTTTTTGTAATACTTATGACCTTTTGGTATTCCTACATATCCGCACCGATAACCCATATACATGAACAATACAACGCACGGAAAACCTTTGTAATCAAATCTTTTTTCTTGTACTGGAATCGCCATTTTCCCTACACCTCGCTTTCATATCTGCCATCTATAATCATTCTATCTATGACACATTCCAGTTCTTCGTATGATATAGACAACTTGATATTCTCCATATTTTCATTGTAATATTCGATTTTGTGTCCGTTTTGGCTGTGGTCTGCACCATGAATATAATTAGGTTTTTTAGTTGGAGAACCAAACCCGCCTACTCCATATTCCTTTTTCAAGAAATCTATTCTCTCTTTTTTATCTGTGTTAGAATGAAAAAACTCTGCAATTCTTTTCTTCCCATTTGTGAAACCACTACCACCATTTGCGTAATCTTCAATAGGATTATATTCTTGCGATTCGTTCTGTATAAACGAAAATATAGACATTTGTCCGTCCATTGTCATACCTCGCTAACTGTCAATTTTTCGTCATCTGACCGCCTAATCATTATTATCTGATTGTCCATTTCCGGCACTCTCCAACTGTCAAGGCTCTCGGTATCGTCCGTAATAATCGGAAGTGTTACATTGTTTGCCCTCTGAAACGCCCGACAAATATCTATCTCTGCTAAAATCTTTGCACCATGATTAAGGTTTCTGTCGTAACTTTCGCCATTTACTACTGGTTGGCAAATATCTTTCAATTCACCGTTTATCTGTGGCTCAAACATCTTAAACTGGATATACTCAAAATTGTTGTTCACGCTTTCTTCCAGTAATTCATTTTTCTTCCGGTCAAACTCTTTCAGATAGTTCAGAGTCCGTTCTTCATCTGCAATTTTCTGTGAGATTTCCCTCTGTTCTTTCTGCAATTCTGCAATCCGTTCATCAATCGCAACATTACTTTCAGATTTTGCAATCTGCTTTTCGATTTCAAGCAACTGTGACCGCAAGTCGTTTTCTTCATCCTTTAGATTTTGTTTCGTTGTGAAGAAAGAATTACTCTCTTTCATGGCTTTTTCTTTTTCTGCAATTTGATTATTCAGTTCAACAATGTCCGTTCTTTCTACAATGTCCATTAACGGTGGAAGTTTACAGAACTGGTTTCTAAGGTCTGCAATGGCTGTATTCAGCATTTCAAGGCTTTTCTTGTGTTCGGCAAGTTCCAGTTCAAGTGTGCGTAATGTTTCCTGCTCAACCTCAATTTCAGATTTCAAACGATTTCCGCTTTCTTCAATGCTTTTCAATTTTTCTTCTCTATGGCTTTCAAATTCTGCCCTTAATTCGTCCTTTTTCTCACTAGGGTATTCTTGCCCGCAATACTGACAAATAAGGCTATTTTCGTCAAATTCAAGGTCTTGCGTGTCTTTGTACTTCTCACGCAATCTCTCAACATCTATCCGATTTTCTTTGATTTCCCGCTTTACATAAATAATATCTTTTTCTGTGTCTTTAATCGTTCTATTGGTTTTATCTGCAAGGAATCTCTTTTCTGATAGCTTGTTCTCAATCTCTAACCTATACTTAGAATTTTCCTCATTCGCCTGTCTGATAAGGTCATTTACTTGAAACTTCAACTCCAGTATTCCGTCACTTGCCTTGTCGATTTCTTCCATCTGCTTAGATAAGTCATCCTGCTTTGCCTTATTCTCTTTCAACTGCTCCTTTATGGCATTTCTGCTCAATTCCAGTTCGGCAACATCAATGTCAATCTTATGTGTTTCAAGTTCCTTAATTGCTGAAATCTTCTCATCTCTTTGCTGTTCCAATCCGACAATATTTCTTGCTTTGCTGCCGTGAATTTTATCGTTGCAGCTTTGCTTGATTTCTTTTACACTTCCAACTTGAAGTAATGCTCTGATTGGCTCAAATTCAGAAAACATATCAACAATTTGTACGTTCGTGAATTTTCCAAATGTATTCTCTAACAGTTCTCTGCGTTTGGAAGTGTCCATCCGCAAGAAAGAATAAGGATTCACGCATAAATCGCTAGGAATGATTTCTGAAACATATTTCGCATATTCTCCGCTTTGTTTTGGAATATCTGACACGTAACAATCCGTCACATTTCCAGTGATTTCTCCCTTTTTGTTGCGTTTCTGATAGTGTGACTTTTTGAGTGTTATGCCGCTGTCAAGTGCCAGTTCAACCTCTGTCACAACATCATCAATGTCTTTACCCTCACTGTCATGCGGTCTTATGCCTGTAATTTCCTTGCCGTTCTCATCCTTAAGATTTAATATCCAGTAGATAGCACGTTTAATTGTGGATTTTCCAACTTCATTACATCCGCTTATGGATGTAATATTATATAAGTCTGTCTCAAAATTATTATGCTTGCAGAAATTCCGTAAACGAATGTGTGTAAATTTCATATATTATTCCTCTCCTTTCACATCTCCGACATGGTATCTCCCATAACCGCTTGACCTACCGCTGCCGATTCCACTTCCAAATCCTGCAATATTGATAATGTTCAAAATCTGTTCTGCACTATATACATTTTCCATATAGGAAATTGTAAACGTAGCACTCCAACCACTAAAACGATTAAGACGTGCTAATACTGGACTTCCCTTTTTAGGCGATATAAGTTTTTCATCAATAAAATGTTCTGAAAACACAATAGGCACTAAATCACCAACAATATTTACATTTAAGTCAAATTTTGTCTTGTACTTATCAATCCCACTTCTAACGACCGAATCTCCAAATGATTTTTTTAGTCCAAACCCAGTAATGCAAGGTGCGTTTTCCTTTAATGCCTTTACTAGTCCTTTTTCTGAAAAATCTTTTGGTTTCCCATTTTTCCAGTGCATGGAAGTAATAATGCACTCCCATTCATTCGGTTTCTCATTATCTTTTGCCTTATCTTTTCTTTGGTTAATAAGTTGCCTTGCTGTAACATCGTTCATTTTGTTCAGCACCAAATCGCTATCTCCGACGATTGTTACCTCCATGTACTTTGTTGCAAACGGTTTCATTTCGATTGTGTTTGTAGTTCCTTTCATTTTTAATTCCCCCTTAAACTTAAATTATTTTATTTCTACCTCTACAACCTTGTAAGTGACAATAACAAATACAATATGCTGTCCTAGACTGTGATTTCCTGTCCTGTTATGTCCTTTAATACGCTATAGTGTTCTATGCAAGTGGCTATTGCCACTTATAAGATTGTAGAGAATAGTGTACTGTATTATGGTATGGTGTACTGTCGTGTTGTTTTGTTTTAATACGCTAAATTGATGTGTTTTGATTTGTTATCTGCCTTGATAGGCATTGGGTTAGCCTTAAAACTTTACAAGTATAGTTTATTGTTCTGTTTTGTCATGTGATGTACTGTACTGTTTTGCAGTGTTCTTGTTAGAATTAAAGCCAACCAAATACCTACCAAATTGCCCCATAATTCGTGAGTAAAACATATCCAAAGTAAAGATGTATTATAATGTTCTTTGCTGTTTTGTTATAATCTGTGATTTCATGTCCTGTTCTTTCCTGTTTTTATAGATGGTTTTACCCACCAACTATAAGGCAACTAGCAGATATTAAATTTTCAAAGTGCGTCTATCTCTGCAAAAATACTCTCTAATTCAGTTAGCGTGTGATACCTCTTTTTGAAAGACTGCAATTCCAGTTTTGCCCTTTTCAATAAACTTTGGTATTCATCTTCGTTCTTTAAAATCATTTTCACTGGTTGATATACGCTTTTTTGCGTTGTAATCTGAAAAGTTCTTATTGGTTCGTTATCTTTTTCAACTGGGGTAAATACAAACATTCGTATCATTTCTCTTGCTTGCAGATTTCTATATTTCTCCCCGGCTACAGTGTCATTCCACTCAAAATCATTGTGTATGACCGAATTTTCGTTCCTTGCCAAATCCACAACATTCTGTGGCGTGATATTTTCTAGTTTAGCTATTTCCTCATAGGCTTTTTGTGCGTCAGCCTTATATTTTGGAATTTTCCATGATATTTTCTCCATTTGCTAACACCTCGATTCTTCTAATTCCTTAACTTCTCCATTTTCGATAACATACCAAGTGTTTTCTTTGATGGTTTCTCCGTCTACTTGTACCATCTTCGCACCTTTCAATGTCCATGAATCAGGTTTCCAGTATTCAGATTCGTCACCTTCCCAATCTGCAAATACAAGATGTGAACCTTTAACGCCTTTGGCTTTGGACTTGTAACCCCATGCAATAGCAACCGATTCTTTATCTTTTGCAGATGAAGCACCCTTGTAACCAGTGGCAGATGAAGCACCACAGTTACCAGTGGCAGATGAAGCACCCTTGTAACCAGTGGCAGATGAAGCACCCTTGTAACCAGTGGCAGATGAAGCACCCTTGT